CCCTTGGAGGTCTAAAACTGAGTTTTGTGATGCTGTAGGAATTACTCCACAGATTCTGTCAAATTTGTTCAATTCTGACATGAATCGAGAAATCCCTAAGTCCATCGTTTATGGGCTGGCAAGGCTCAATTACAATATCACATGGTTTCTCTATGGCTATGGCCCTATGAGGAACCAAACTGTGGATACTGAAGTGCTGACCATGCGCCACAAGTTGGATACGTTACAGAAGATGAAATACCTCATTCAAGAAGAGGAACAAGCAATTGAAAAAAGATCAGTTCTCAGAGAAAGGGAGGCAGGATCTGGAACAGTTGTGTGAAGATATAGGAACTTCGTTTGACTGCATTGGAGCAGCACAAGTTTGTGATCAAAATGCCACAACCCTTAGAAAGCTGTGGCAAGCTATGAGTAATTATTCTGATCTGAAAGAAGCAAATCAGAATCTATTTTACAGACAGGTCTATAATCTTATGACCGAATGGGCAGAGACAAAAAGTGGTTTGGCATCGACACCAGACGTGGGTACTTTTATGGGCGTTTCTACGGGGACAAACGGAAAACCCTTAAAATAAAGCTGATTGATCAGCAAGCCCTGGAGTTCAAAGAAACCAAACGTGGACTGGTCAGAAGATCAGATCGTGAACAGTTGGCCCTGCTGCAAGTTCTTCATGCTGAAAAGCAAAAGGAACTGGATAACAAAAAGCAGGCTGAACTGGATCAAGGTGATGTACTGGCCAATCTGTTTGAACAGTGGCTGCAATCTGTGGCAGATCTGCGTGAAGTCAAAACGCTGAACCACTACCAGGATGCAGTCAGGCATTTCTTCACAGTCAATCCACCCAAGCTGAGAACTTCCGAACTAGGATCTGAACACTTCTTGAAGTTGGCCAGATACCTGGGGAAGAAGTTTTCTGAAACCACAGCCAATTCCTACCTTCGTGATCTGCGTGCAGGCATCACGTGGCTGCATGATCAGAAGTTCATCAGTGATCAGCCAAAAATAACATTCTTCAGAATCACAAAAAAGGATCCTGGCGTTTTCACTTCAGAAGAATTGGAAACCATGCACGATCATCTGAAAGTCAAACTGGAAGAACCAGGAAGATTCAGAAGAAAGTGGATCCTCATGATGAGAACCTACATGGTACTCAGATGGACTGGTATGCGTGGTTCAGAATTGCTGTGGCTCCAGTGGAAGAATGTGGATCTGGAAGCCAGGAAAATCAGCTTGAAGGATCATGATGAAGATGGGTTCAGAATCAAGAACAGAAAAGAAGAATCCATTCCAATAGCAGATCCATTGCACGTGTTTCTGTGGAATCAGCAGTTCAGTGGGGAAACCTGGGTGCTGGATGATGGCAAGGGCAACCGATACTGGAAGCACTTGAATGAACTGACTTCTGCCATGCGAAAGTTTCAGCGTTCCCTGGGAATCAAGGATGTGAAACCACTGCATGGATTCAGAGCCACACTAGCCACCCAATTGACAGACATGGACAACGCAAACATCTACCACGTGCAGCAGTTGTTGCGTCATGCTAGTATCACCACAACAATGGGATATGTAAACAAACAGCACCAGGAAATTTCAAATCTGGTGAACCAGTTAAATGAGCAGCCAACCAGGGCAACTTTGAAGCTGGTGAATGGTTCCAAAAATGACTGAACATCCTGCCCAAATTGGCGCATTTTAGGCGCATCAATTTTCCATTTCCTACCTAGCCCACACCACCACTGGTGTGTGGCCCTTTGACCATACTGGCTTCTAATCAGTAGGTTCCAGGTTCAAGTCCTGGTGGGCGCACACCAAAACCACCTTTTTTAAATTGGCGCATATTGGCGCAACCACTTTAGTTGTAATTCTGATTTCATTCTCATGATGATTCTGGCGCAATATTGGCGCATCAGTTTAGTGGAACGTTTCGGAACGTTCCGGCACCTAAGTGAAGTAATTTATTCCAACCAGGAAGTAATTTACTCCCCCCTACATTGGCACTTCCACATGTAGGATTGTTTCCAGAAGAAACAGTGCACCCAGGATGGCAATCATGGCCAACAGCCAGAACCAAAGATTAGATGGATTGTCTCGCATGACTTTCAGATTGTCTATGGTTGGTCTTTCCACTTGATGTGAATACTGGCACGCAACATATCAGAAAATGATTGTGGTGCCAGATTTAAGAACTATTTGGTGGGCTTCTTCTTCGGTTTGGGAGGTGGCCAGCATTTGGCGCAGACGTTTTGATGGTTGAACTGGATTCCCATGTAGCAATTGGAACCAATCCATCCACACTTCACGCATGTGATTAGAACTGTCATGTCATGGCTGTGCTCCTATGAAATACAAATTTTCAGAACTTCCTGGGAACCATTAGGATCCTCAACATAAACCCCATAGCCAACATTTCCTGCCATTTCTTCCAGGCTCCATCCCAGAAATTGTTTAAATTGTTCTAGTGCTTCCACTTTCGTGATCTGAAAGTAGTAAATTTCACCAGAACAGGCTGGTGTACTCATCACCACTTTCCTGGTTTTTCTGATAGCAGTTTTCAGATTCATGGTTGTGCTCCTTCGGTTTGGGTGTCAACTGTGGCCATTCGGCCAAGCCAGCCAAAAGGCATCACACAGCCTTCTGGCAAAACAAATACATGGTACTGGTCAGCCATGTCCACCAGCCTACTTTCACCAGGGTACAACATCACAGCTTCACGCTCTGGCCCACAGAAGTGATTCTTCATGGCCTGGAATGTGGCCCAATCAGAATGTGGTTTGTTTTCCTTGTGCTTGATGGACAACCAGGAGCACTGGCCCATCCAGTCAGGGTTCAGCACAATCTGGTCTGCCTTTTCACCATGTCTGACCTTCACCAGATAATCACCAAACACTTCATAGGGAACGTCATCCCTCATTTGCTGCTTGGCAATCTTCCTGGCTTGGTTGTAGGTGACTGGTTTCCCATGCTGCTTCATCAGTCCCATGATCAACTTGGTTCTTCCTTGAAGATCATTGGATTTTCTATAGCTATTCATTAGCTGAACAATGCTCATGGCTGTTCTCCTTCCTTCTCAACTCTGTTGTAGTATTCCCACTGAATCTTCAGAATTCGTGGCTTTACAGCAAACACATTTCCACAATCATCATTTGGGCAATACAGCTTTACAAAGTCATCTCTGCAAACCTTCACAGCTTCTTCTTGTGTGTATTTCCAATTGTCCAAATCCTTAAACCAATGATTGACTTTTGTTTGGCAGTTGGGACAGTGCGCTTCTATTTTGTGAAGTAGCGCACCAACTACCGAATTTTGATAGTTGGTGCTCATGATTATTCTCCTTCGTTTCTGACGTTGGTGGTGTGTGATGCCATCAGTCTCCAGCCACTATCAAACTGATTGTTGGCAATGGCTACTTCACTGAATTTGTAGACGTGATGGGTGACTTCAACAATTTCACCATAGATGTTTTCATCATCTTCTGAAACAGTGCCCAGGGCACACTCAAAACGTGTTTGGGTGCCATCATAGTGGTTGATGTGCAGTGGAAAGGCATCAGTGCCCACTTCCTTCAGAATCATGCAGAAGTTTGGAACCAGGGCCAGCAGATCATTGGCACATGCAAAGCCTTCAAACTGATGAGTGTGAACAGTTTCATCTTCTGGATCCCTTGTGACGATTTCACGAATCTGCCACTCTTTGGGTTGCCAGGGCAGAGCGTGCTGGCTGCTGCCTTGATCCCCTACAACGTCCACTCTGATCTTCCTGCCATGCTGGTTGTAGACACGTCTGATGGTTCCATGAACGCCACGATCCAGATCTTCATGATGCAGAATCTGTTTGGTGAACTGTGTCAATGAACCATCTGCGTGGCAGAAGTTTTCTGGCATATTGAAACCTGTCAAAGTTGGTTCAAACCAGTCAGGCATGTCTTCCCAAGAACCCAGGTATTTCATGACGTGCCAGACATCTTCTGTGTCACCACGGTCTTCAAATTCTTCGTAAAGTTCATTGAAGTCCACTTCTGTGTGTCCTTTTCCATAGGTCACAGTCTGAGGTTGGCCAAATGCTTTGTTCCATCCAGATGGCTTGAAAAAGATGTCTGGAAACTTCTGCAGATCCTTCTGTTCAATCCCCAGGAATTCAGCCAGCTTTTCCTTCTGTTCTTGAATGCCTGGGTTGTCAGACTTGGTCTTCAGATAGTCTTCAGCATAGTTGGGGAAGGTGCTGCAGATCGCATTGCGTATGCCCACCAGCCTGCTGATCTGCTTGGCCTGTTCATCATTGATAAGCTGATCTGTGTTGTTCAAAGCAGCAGTCTCCACTTCACCAATCATCTGCTGAATGTGGATGATGATGGGCCTGCCAAATTCATAGTCTAAGCAGCCAGTGTCAAACTGCTGAACCAGCTTCAGTGCATGGGCTTCCATTGCCTGCTTGATCACAGTGTGAACATCCATCTGTATCTGCATCTTCTGGCGCATTTCATCAGCCACCAGTTCCTTCAGTTCTGACTCAGTGCCACTGGATCCTTCCAGTTCCAGGCTGAATCCGTTGACTTCATCATTCTTGGCAAACACCACTTTCAAGTCAGTGTTGCAGCCTGGGCAGTTGAATGGCACCTTCATTGGCCCTTTCCCTTTCCCTCTGCGTCTCTTTTCAGCCAGTCTTGGATGAACGTAGTCTTTATTTAGTCCCATTTGGTTCCTTTGTGGTATGGGTTAGGTAGTGTTGTGAACAGCACCAGAATTGATGATGTTCATCACAGCACCTATGGGCCAGCCTTGCAGCCAGCCCTGGTGAATGTTAAGCAGCCATTTCTTCAGCCAGCTTCATTGCTCTGGTGGCCAACTGAGCACCTGGGCCAAAGTAGTTGTTTTCAAACCGTGTGGTTGGATCCTTGGCCTTCTGCTTGTGGGTTGCAAACCGTGTCACTGAATTCAGTGCATGGTTGAAGGTGTCATGGGCTGAACTTGGAAGGGTGTGCCGTTCTTCTTCATGACAGTTGAACAGGTGGTTCAGATTGTAGCTGACCTTGTCCATCTGCTCTTCAAACTTCATGTTGTCCAAGATCAAGGCTTGTGGATCCCTCCAAGGAAGCTTCAGACTTCTTCTGAAGTAGTTTTCCAGGCTTTTCTGATTCACTGGCACCTTGCCCAATCTCTGAAGGGTGGCTTCCATGTCTTTGAATCCAGCATAGGCTTGTTTGGTGATGTCCTGCACTTCCTTCATGGCTTCATCAATTCCTGGCCTGTGCTTCAACTTCACACCCATTTCATGGCCATGCTTGATCAATCCTGGTAACTGATTGGCACAGGCTAGTCTGTAGGCAACTGGCTGAATGATCAGGGCTGTTCTTCCATCATGGCCCCAGGTCATCAGCAGGTATGGCAGGAATGGGTCATCTGGAAGGGCAAACAAAGGCTTTCCAGCCATGCGTGCCATCATCCAGCAACGCTTCCCATTCTTGAAAGTTCCAGCACTCTCAAACATGGCCAGCCCAGAATCAAAGAATGGCTTGAACCAGTCAATGGCCTGCTCGTTTTGAACAATCACAAACTTCTTTGTGGTGGTTCCGAATTGATCCATTGGGTTGTCCTTCCTGCGTAACCCAACAGAATTCATCCATCTTGTGGATCCATCACTTGGTGCTGTGTGCAGTGGCACTGCTTCCACTTCCCAATCAAAGCCTGGGTTGGTCTTCAGCCCATCAATGCTGGTTCCGATGTCCAGCCCATCAAAGCTCACTCCACCTCTCCAGCTTTTGTCAGGGTGCTTGGTGATTTCATCAAAGTAGTTCACAGCCATGTCTGAAGCCTGCAGATCAAAGTCAGACTTGGCTACTACGTCCATTTTGGGTTGGGTCATGGTTGTCATGATGTTCCTTGTGGTTTTGGGTGATTGTGTGAACAGCACTGACTGAATTGCCAATGCTGTTCATCCAGCCACCCAGGTGACTGGTTTTGGGTTAAAATTTTGTTTGGGTGCCATCGCCACCAATGGCGTATGTTCCAAGGCTTCCACTGTAGAGATGAAGCTGATGACCAATCAGCATTTTGATTTCATCATTGTTGAGTGTTGGCCCCAGGTTTGGAGAAATGACTCTGGGAATCACCCAGATCTGTGGGGTATCTCCAGGCTTGGCAATGTCACCGTTTCGTGTGGCTCCACCGTAGGTGCACACCTTTTTGATCATGGTGGCCTTGAACTGGCCTTTGAACTTGCCAGCCTTCAGAACTGGCATCATGTCCAGAGCGTCACCGAATACCTGACGAACTGCATCAGCGTTGATTCGGGCATCAATGATTTGGTAGGTGAATTTTGCGTAGTGTCCTTTTGCCATGTTGTCTCTCTGTGGTAGTGGTTTGGGTTGCTGCTCAACCTGAGCATGTTTTTAATATACACAGCCTGTGAACAGATTGCAAGTATTTATTTCTGTCCACAGGTGTTTTTTTTTGGGCTGTTACTTAAACCACTTGGGATCTGCTCCAGCCTTGATCAGCCTGCGTTTGCAGCCTGGGCCTATATGGAAGCCACCTTGGGAATCTGGATTGTTTGGATCATAGTCTGGTGCTGTTGGATCAAGAATTTCTCCATCAGTGTCAACCTCCACCATTGAACAGGTCATGGTGGCTGTGATGGGTTTCTGGCATAGAATGCAAACGTTTTTGGCATGTTCTGGGTTGTCTCTCACGAAGTCAAAAATGTTCATTGTGATTCTCCAGCTTTTGGGTTTTCAAAAAGACGGATGGCTTCACCATCTTTGGGGTATCCAAAATTCCCCCACGTGTTTGAAACCAGCACAGATTCAGTCATCATTTCCTCTTCACCCCACTGCTCTATTTCCCAGGCAGGCTTTGCAACCACCATGATCAGTGGTTCATCCCCTGGTCTGGCAATGCCACCAGTGAAGCCCATCTGACGTGATGATGTATATGCGCCACCATAGGTGCATGTCTTGATGACCAAGGTGCCTTTGTTCTTGCCCTTGTTCTTTCCTCGCACAAACTTGGGAACAAACTGTTCCACAGAACCTGTGCCAAAAATCTGCTCAGTTTTGTCAATTCCAAGGTCAGATTTCAAATCGAATGTTTTAAATTGGAAATGTGCCCAATGTCCCATGATCTATCTCCTGGTAGTGGGCCAGCTTTCGCCAGCCCTGGTTTGGGTTTCAACAGAATTCGTTTGTCCACTCTTCAAAGATGTCCATAACTTCCAGCTTGGTGGATCTGGCCAGTGCTTGATATGGCAGCACTGATTCTGTTTCTGTGAATTCCACATACTCTGGCAAGTTGTCCATCAGATCTCTGTAGTAGACTTTGATGGCTATTCCGTTTGCTAGCTTTGCTGGAAAGGTTTTCAGTGGTGTTGTGATATTGCCCATGATCTATCTCCTGGTAGTGGGCCAGCTTTCGCCAGCCCTGGTTTGGGTTATGCTGCAACTGCAGCTTCATTCATCCAGATTGAATCCATGATTTCATCAGTTGGGTGCTCACCTTCCAGGGTGAACTTCCTGGTTCCTGGTAAGGTCAGCCACTTCTCTGCAGCTTTCTTGGTCTTGGCATGTGAGCACTTCACCCACTCACCATCTTGAATCATCCACAGAAGGAAGTTCTGCTCTGGCTTTGGGTTCTTGACCATCTTGAATCCCTTACCGTTGCAAGGGAAGCAGGTTCCAGCCATCACGTGATTGAAGTGCTTCAGTGTTCCTTTACCTGCACATTTGCCACATGTTACTTTTTTCATTGCCTGTCTCCTGGTGGTGGTGGTTTGGGTGTTGAACTCATGTCCAACTGATAAGAATATTATTTCACACCCTGTGAAAGAATGCAAGGATTATTTCCAACTGTTTTTTCAGAAGCCTTTTTTTGTGCGGAAAGAACTACTTGCAGTTCACCAGAAGTGAACTAAGGTGGATCCATCAGAACCAGGAATCATCCTTTTTTGACTCTATGTTTTGCAGACAGAAGTTGCATGAAGGAAACGGTTCTCAGACATGAGATGAAAGTGGAACCAACAAATCAAAGGCTGCTAGTCTGCAGCCCTGTTGGATTTGTCTATTGTCTATGAATTACTGCCCTGGTTCTGGTCTTTGTTCATTTCCAACTGCACCAGATGTTCGAGCACCAACTGCTTTGACATCTTCAATTCATCCGCAAGTGCAGCCCATTGGTTGTAAGTGGCTTGATCTGGTGAAAAGCTGGCATTCTTCAAACCCAATTCAGCCTTCTGTTCATTGCGCTGATAGTAGCCATGACCAGCATCCGTCTTTTCACGCATTTCACTTACATTTGCGTTCCAGATCATTTCATTCAATAACTGCCTGCGTTTCACACCAGCTTCTTCTGCTTTCTTATTCAGCCAGTCCCTCATTTCATCACTCAAAGCTACTGTGGTGTAGAGCAATTTTGGTTTTTTCCTTAGTGGCTCCAATAGCTTGGCAATCTGCATGGTTGCAATCTGCTGGCGAATCTGTGGGTCAGGGTACTGCTCCACAAAGCTTTCATGAACGCTTCCTTCAATTTCAATCACTGCCATTTTTCCCCAGGTGGTTAAGGTTTCAAATGCCTTGCATTATATACCAGGAAAACTGCCTTGTCTATGTGTAGTCTACGCCAGTGGCGCACCATCCCAAATCCCTAATATTCACAGATAGTGTATTGTTTGCATATATCTGGCTTGAAACTTTGAACATTTTGAACAAAGTCAGCAATGATTAATTCAATCTCTGAAATTGTAAGACACACCATCCAGCCACATGGATTTCATGCTGGAACACCCTGCAGCATGATCAGACTTGCTGACTCTCCAGGCTTTGGTGTGGTGGCAGTGGAACTGCAGGAAGTGCTGCACAATGAATGGGTGGTTCTGAAAGGAAGGGACACTGAAGCACTCACCCATCCAGATATAGATGCAGTCATTCATCTGCTCAGAGGATGGGGCAAGCGTGTCATTCTGGAAACCAATGGAACTGTGGACTATGATCTGCGAAAGGTCATGAACTGCTGGAAAGTGCTGACACCCAAGGAACACCTGGGAACTTCTGAAGTGAAGGAGAACTGGTGGGAACGTGCCAATGAAGTCATCATCACCATCAGAGATGAACAAGACTTCAAACACTATGAAGACAGACTCTGTGAAGCACCCAATGAACAGGAAATCTGGTTGCAGCCCTTTGGAATGAATCCAGTGGAAGAATCAAAGGAAATCATGTTCATTCTGGAAAAGTATTCCTGGTTTAAGTATCAGCCAGAAACCAGGGAAAGACAGGTGTACCCAACATGAAAAATGATGTGACCTGGGTGGACATCCAACACGTTCAGCCCTGTGATTGGAACTATAAGCTGGAAGGCACACCAGAAGAACTGGAGAAGCTGAAGAATTCCATCAGCAAAGATGGCTCTGTGGGTGTGCTACCTGTCAGAACCATCAAAGGTAAAACCCTGGAAGTCATTGATGGAAACCACAGACTGCAAGCACTTCAAGAACTAGGCTGGACTCAGGTGCCTGTGGAAAACTTTGGATCCATTTCAAAAGCTGAAGCCATCACCATTGCCAGAAGAAGAAATGAAGAGTGGTTCCAAACCGATCCATTCAAATATGCAGAACTACTGAAGAATGATGTGCTGACTGAATTCAGCCTGGAGGAACTGACCAACTTCATGCCAGAATCAGAAGCACAGATGAAAGCCCTGCTGGAATCACTAGACTTCAACCTGGATGATGAAGAACCACCAGCCAGTGAAGGCAATCATCATGACACTGCCATGCGTTTCATCAGATTGGCTGTGCCAGAAAACAAGGCTGTGGAGTTTGAAGAGGATTTGAAAGACTTCCTTCAGCAACACCCTGACGTTCAAATGAAATGAAAAAAGAAACACTAGCTGAATTCCTTTTGACCACCAGGATTTTTCCCAATCCCTGGAATCCAAACAAAACCAGCACACGTGTAGATGCTGCCATTCTGGAATCTATCAGAAAGTATGGCTTCATTGATCCAATCACAGTCAGACACCATCCCACTGAACCCTTCTGCTATGAAGTCATTGATGGTGAACATAGATTGGAAGCAGCACAAACCCTGGCACTGCACCAGATTCCTGCCATTGTGCTGAATCTGAATGATGCTGATGCCAAAAGCCTGACCATTATAGCCAATGAAACACGTGGAAGGGCTGATGATATTGCTCTGGGGTTACTACTTGAAGAACTGCAGGATGAAGCTGGTGATGGTGCACTGGTGGGCCTGCCCTATTATGACCAGGAAGTGGAAGAACTGATTCAGAAAGCCCATGCCCAAAACAGTGAACCTCTGGAAGTGGAAGCACTGCCCAGACGTGTGACTATCAAACATCCAGCCCTGGGCTTCAATGAATTCATCACTGATCTGCAGGCATGTTTGCAGAATCACCCTGGTGCTACTCTGACCATTTGAGCCTATGGCAGAAACAAAAACACGTTCACGTTCAAATAGTTTGGATGATACTGCCAGGAAGAAACGCTTTGAGCAGTTGAAGAATAAGGGAAGGGTGACGCAATACGAATTTTGGGTGGAACCCTACCTGGAAGAAATCAGCACCCTGGCCAAGTTTGGATGGTCAGATAAAAGGATTGCAGAACACCTGACTGTTTCACCAAGTGCTTTCATCCAATACAAGAAAAAGCACCAAGAACTTTTTGAAGCGTTGACTGAGCACAGAACTAGGGGAATTTCTCAGATACTGAATTCTTTGGCACAACGTGCAGAAGGATACGATTACGAAGAAAAGCTGGTTCAAGCCACTAATGACCCAGGAACTCAACGGGTAACAAGGCAGACAACCAGAATTACAAAAAAACACGTTGTTCCAGATACTGCTGCAGCTAAGATTCTGCTGGACGTTCACCCAGATGCTGACCACTTCAAACGCTCTGATGGTTTCAGCATAAAAGAGATCAGCGAACACACCACCAGGATCTATGATTTGCGTGATGAACATGGCTGGAATGCTGCCAGAACTGCCAGGGAATTTGAGAAGATTGGAATGAAGCTTCCAGAATCCTTGAAGATGGAAGTGAAGCATGAACTGGAAGTGCAGGGTGTTGATCAGTTACCCACTCCAGTGATCAAAATCATGATGAACGAAACTGAAGACAGGCTTGACGCTTAAAAATTCACAAAACGTGGATGGAGCAAGGGCAGACCGTGACACGGTTATCAGACCACTGAGCCACCAGAAGAAGGCACTGCTATCGAAAAAACAGGAAATCTTCCTGGGTGGTGGTGTGGGTGCAGGCAAAACCCAAACAGGTGCCATCTGGGTGCTGCTGAAGTGCATGGAAACGCCACTGGATGTCTATGGGCTGATTGTTTCAAACACCTATTCCATGATCTATGACACCAGCCTGCGTGTGTTGTATGAGAAGCTTCAATCATCTGGGATGGTGGTCAGGCCAGCAGAAATGCCACGTGGACGTGGGCCAGCAGACATCCTGGTCTGGAATGGATCCCACTATGTGAGGAATCCTGGTCAGAAGCCTGGAACACTATGACCGATTGAGTGGGTTGGAAGTTGGGTGGATCTGGACTGATGAAGTGTGGCTGACCAAGCCAGAAGCAATTGATGTTCTGAATGCACGTTTGCGTGATACCAGGATGGAGAACAGGCAGATCCTTTTCACCACCACCTTGGATGCACCTGACACTTGGATGCACCAAAGGTTCGTGGAGAAGTTCAACCCAGAACTTCAAGATGTGATTTATGCCAGAACTGCTGACAATCCACATCTGCCAGAAAACTATGTGGAAACACTGAAAAGCACCTATTCAGAAGCCATGTTCAAAAGAATGGTGCTGAGTGAATGGGTAACGCTGGACACAGACCAAGTTTACTATGCGTTTGACAGGAAGAAGCACGTGGCACCTGTGGAGCCAGAAAACAATCTGCCACTGTTATGGGCGCATGACTTCAATCTAAGCCAGGGCAAGCCCATGAGCAGTGCAGTGATGCAGTACCACCACCAGTCTGAAACATTCACCATCATTGATGAAATCATAATTGATGGAGGAAACACCCATGATTCAGTGGATGAATTCCAGAGCAGATGGGCAGACTGGAAAGCTGGTGTGATCATCTATGGTGATGCCACTGGAAATTCCAGAGACACCAGGAGCAGAACCACTGACTTTGAAATCATGAGGCAGGCAGGATTCAGAAACCAGAAGGTGCCCAGAGCCAATCCACCTGTCAGGGAACGCCACAACTGTGTGAACGCTTTGCTGGAAGATGCCACTGGACGTGTGAGGATCCAGGTGCACCCAAGATGTAAGACCGTTATCAAAGGCTTTGAAACCACTGCACTGAAAAAAGGCTCCAGATATTTGGAAGATGACAGTAATCGCAACCAGCACGTTTTAACTGCAGTAGGTTATTGCTGATGGTAGTGAGAATCCCAGAAGACCACCAAGTTTAGTGCAGACAGAATTCAGATATTGATGCCCTTATAAGTGGCTGATCTTTGTGCTAGAATATTCACATAAGCTGAACATTTATAGCATGGAGTTGGAAGATGGACAAAGTCAGAAGAAACATCTGGTGGAAGTGGTACAAGCCAGTGAAGCAGGACTGTGTGGAAGAATGGCAGACGTTTGAGAATTTCCACACGTGGTACACAGCACAGGGAACAGATGGGCGAGTGACCAAGCTGGATCCCAGGAAGCCACATGGCCCTGACAACACTGAACTGGTGAAGGGCAGGAATGGGGAACAGTGCAAACGCAGGCTGGCCATCCTGGGGAACTGGAGAGTGATGCACAGAAGGGTGGCCACCTTATGCCAGCTATGTGAAAAAAGGAATCCAGGTTTGCGAAGAATGGCAGACGTTTGAACCCTTCTACATGTGGGCATTAGACCAGGGATGGAAGAAGGGACTGCAAGTGGACAGGATTGACAACAATGGGAACTATGAACCAGGGAACTGCAGACTGGTGGATGATGTGACCAACAAGATCAATCGTGTTTCATGTCAGCAATACGCAATCATGACTTCAGATGGTGTGGTTCATCCTTCACTGTCAGCCTGCATGGAATACTTCAAAAACCGCAGTGACAGGGACATCACAGAATCCATGAAAACAGGAAAGCATTTCTGGGACAGAAGGAACTGTGAACCTGGAATGAAACGAGGACGTGTTAAGGTTTACGCATACAGACAGGATTATCTAATTTAAGGCCAGCATGAACCCAGACGCAAGACACCCAGAGCACCGCAACAAGCTAAATTTGTGGCTTAGATGTAGGCATATGTTCACTGGTGAAGATGCCATCAAAAAGAACGCTAGGCAGTACCAATACGTGTATAAGCCCACCAAGATGCCTGACACTGTTTTCTATGATTACGTGAGCAGAGCCAGCCTTCCTGGTGTGTTTGAATCAACTATTTATGGCAGGCTTGGGGATATATTCAGAAAGGCACCCATCATTCAAGGGCCAGATGAACTGGTGGACTGGTGTGAAGATGTGACCATCAATGGCCAGGACATGACCATGATGGCTTCCAAGGTTCTGCGTGAACTGATGATCACAGGCAGATGTGCAATGGTGCTGGATTTTGACAACCAGGAACAACGGCACACCATCAGTTTCTATCAAGCTGAAGACATCCTGCACTGGTCTGATGTGCGTGGCCAGGAAATGGTCAGATTGAGAGAAGCGGAATACAGTGCTGATGAGTTTTCAGAAGCTTCAGAAAGGCTGATTGACATCTACATGGAAGATGGAAGGTGTGTGGCTCAGAGACATCAGAAGATTGATGGGAAATGGCTGACAGAAGAAACTTCACCCACCAGGGCTGGTGGAAGCCTGGATTTCTTCCCTGTGGTGGTTGTGAATTCAGATGAAGTGGGGATGGCTGTGAATGAACCACCCATGCTGAATCTGGCCAACTTACTCCTGGGATTCTTCAGAAATTCTGCAGACTATGAACAAGGGCTGCACGCCATTGGGGTGCCCACTCCAGTGGTTACTGGTTTACGTCCAGAAGAAGCACAGTTCAGCCTTGGCCCTTACACACCCATTTTAATCGAATCCCCAGACGCAAAAGCCTATTATCTGGAATTTGCTGGTGCAGGAATCACCCATCTGAAAGAGGCAATGGATGAAAAACTGCTCCAAGCCATGATGATGGGTGCAAGGCTTCTACAGCCCAGAAGACAAGTGGAATCAGCAGAAGCAGCAAAAACCAGGATGGGTGCAGAGACTTCACTGCTGAACAGCCTGACCAGGGTGGCTGAATTATCTGTGGAACTGATCTTTGAAATGTGGCTGAAATGGAGCAACCGGAATGCTGCAGAAACAGACTACAGCTATGCTCTGAACCGTGACTTTGTGGAAGAATCCTTTGATCCAAATGTGGTCAGAGTGATCAATGAATCAGAGATGTCTGGTGTCATTTCACCACTGACTGCTTTCAATCTGCGAAAGCGTTTTGAAATCTATGAGGATGGAACCACGTTTGAGGCTGAACAGGATCTGATCGAAACATCATCACCCATCACTGAAAGGTTGGAACCTGCACCAACCAGGGTGGACAACCAGGAAGATGAAGCAGCCTAATCATGCCACAGTGGTCTGAAACACTGGAAGATCTGATCTTCACTGAAGCAGCATCCCTGGCAACCCTGGAAAGCAGCACGCTGAAATCTGTGCTCTATCCTGTTCTGAAGGAAGCACGCCAGGAACTGCAGAACATGATTCGTGAAAGGTGGGAAGATCTAAGCATGACTGACCAGTGGCGAACCAAGGCATTCAGTGACACGTTCACCAATATGCTGGATCAAATAGCCCTGGCACCATTGGAAGCTTCCATGACACCCATGCTGACCAATCTGGCTCTGGGAACCTATGCCCAGGCTGGTGGTGAAATTAACCAAGTGCTGAAGGTTCAGCTATTCAGCAGCACGGCACCACCAGCATTTTTCCAAAAGGTCATGGACAGGGCTTTGATTGAAGGCCAGCCACTGTTCACCAATCCACTGAAAGACGGTTCCCAATCCTGGTGGATGAACCTGCGAAGCAGCACCAGGGACAGAATTTCCAGGGAAGTCAGGAAATCATTGGTGCTTGGTGAATCTACACAACAGGCCACCAGAAGGCTGATTGGCACCCACAGAAACCAGCTTCCCACAGGTGGATCCTTGGGTGTGACCAGAAGACAGGCTGAAGCTGTAGTCAGAACCAGCATCCATGCAGTCACAAACGCCACCAGAAGCCAGTTCTATGAAGACAACACTGATGTAGTCCAGGCTGTGCAGTCCCTGGCCACATTGGACAGCAGAACCACCATTTTGTGCAGATCTTATGATGGAATGAAGTGGAAGCTTCCTGACTACATCCCAATGGGTGCACATGGGAAAACCCACATTCCACCACCACGTCATTTCAGATGCAGATCCACCATGATGCCTGTGTTGGCTGGCCTGGATGAAATAGACAGGAAGGTGAAGGAGAAAGGGCTGAAGCTGGAAGAAAACGTCAGGGCCAGTGCAGATGGCCCACAAACCAGAAGGCTTGGCACCATGCAAGGATGGATGGCCAACCAAAGTGTAGAAAAACAGGAAGCCATGCTTGGCAAGACCAGAGCAAGGCTGTGGCGTGAAGGCAAGGTGAGTTTGCGCCAGCTAGTAGACAACCAGGGCAGAGTGTTAAAACTTGATGAACTGGAAAAGCTGGCTGGATTGCGATCATTGCCCAATTAAGGGCTATTTTTAACCAGCAAATCTGGGGTGATATGCTGAAAGCGTTTGTTCAAGACATCGAAGAAGTGGATGAAAATCTGCGTGGATTCTATACCAAAGCAGATGATGATTCTGGCTATAACCTGGAAGTGGATTTGGATTCCCAGAAGGACATGAGAAAGAAGGTCAAGGAATTCAGAGACACCAACATTCAGATGACCAAGCAACTGCAGGAACTGAAGGAAAAGATGGAGCCTTTTGCCAATCTGGATCCAGAAGAAGTGCAGGCTGCATTGCAGGCACAGCAGAAGGTGCAGGAAGCGGAACTGCTGCCACGTCAGGATGTGGAAAAGCACATTGCAACCAGACTGGAATCTGAAAAAGCCAAATATGAACAAGCACTGGCTGAAGCCCAGGAAGTGGCCAGCAGCAGTCAGAACAGGCTGAACCAGCTTTTGATCGAAAGAGACATCACAGAAGCCATCAACAGGATAGGACAGCTTCAGAAGGGTGCTCTGGGTGATGTGCTAAGACGTGCCAGGATAGACATCGAAGTGAAGGATGGGAAACTTCTGGAGAAAGACACAGGGCTGAATCTGGACACAAAGGAATGGGCCATGAAGCTGATGAAAGATTCGCCATTTTTCTTTGTGCCAAACTCAGGAATCAGCACCAAGGGTTCTGGATCTGTTGATGTAGAAACCAACCCCTGGAAGTCAGAAACCAAGAACCTGACAGAACAGGGCAAGATCTACAAAGAGGATCCAGGCAAGGCCAAAAGGCTTGCAGCAGAAGCTGGTGTGTCAATCTAAGCAGCAGCCTGTTTGAAATCATGGGGCATTTTGTTCATTTTGTTCACCTGGAGTGTATAGATGGCTTTAGTTCATATTGACGCAATCACCACAAGATGCCCTTTTTGTGGCCTAACGAACCGCACCAAGTTCTCCACAAACGAATGGGTTTCTGCTGGCTTTGCCTACGTGGTCAAGTGTGCGAACAACTACCCACCAGACCATTCAGATCAATCACTGGTAGGACAACCCTGTGAAAACCACTATGTGGCCAGTATTGAGAAATTTAGAACCATAGCGAAAGCCTGGAAGACTGGTGTTGATTTCGATCCTTTATTTGAAGAAGACAGCATTGTCTATTTGGATCCATACCCAAGTGAACCAGAAGTGGTGAATGGCACACAGGAACCACCAGAGGAACCTGTTGTTTCAGAGCCAGAACCAGAAGTGGATCCAGAGCCAGAAGCACCCACACCCACTGGTGGAACTCTGGCATGATTGCCTTCATCCAGACGTGGATGGTGGTTGTTTACTTTTCCCACTTCTTCTTCAACTAAGGATTTTATGGCAGTTCCAGACCGTGTGAAAAGCACCATGAAAAGGCTTGGGCTGAAAGGTGTGAACAAGCCCAAAAGATCAACATCTGGGGGCAAGTCACATGTGGTGATGGCCAGCTTCAAGGAAGGTGGTTCCCAGAAGTACAAGCTGATCAGATTTGGTCAAGCTGGTGTCAGTGGTTCCCCAAAGAAAAAGGGTGAATCCAAAGCCTATGCAGCCAGAAGAAATTCCTTCAAGAAAAGACATGCCAGCAACATTTCCAAGGGCCGCAAGTCAGCAGCATGGTGGGCTTCATCTGTGAAGTGGTGATGGAAGCTGAACCCCTGGAAGAACAGGATGATCCACTAGACCAAAACATCAGATCCACCCAGATGCTGATGTTGCGTGATTGCGTGGCTGATCTGGTTGCTATTCTCAAAGAGCAGAATCAGAGAATCAGCACACTTGAAAACAAACTAAGAACACTTGAAAGGGTGAAGCCATGAAATGGATTTGGTGGTTGATTATTATCGTTTTTCTACTATCTGGCTGCAACAGTCAGCCCTTCTGCCATTTGAATGCTACCAACCTCTACATTAAGCGTGACCCATGCAGTGATGCACCACCCACACGTGAAGAATCACGCAGAAGAAGATCCGCTCACAGGCTCTGAACATGAACAAAAAAAGGCTTATGTCTATCGTCACCATCGTTGTGTTGGCTGGAATTTTCACCACTCTTTTCCTGGGGTATAGTGGCTACTGAAAACGTGTTTGACCTGGATAATAAACCCCTAGTTTGGGGGCAACAAATCAAGATCCTTTCAGATATTTGGATGGATGCAAGGGCCAAGGGTATTCTGTGCCAGGAATGGCAGAACAACCATCAGAAGTTTCGTGGTGTGGTAGGTGTTCCCAACCACCCAGATGACAAGCTAGTCAGAGAAGATAGCAGCAAGCTGATGAGTCCTTGGAATTTCAAGTGGATCCACAAGTGAAGGCTCCAAAGAATTCCAGACGTGATCAGTTTGATGATTTTTTTGGAAAGTTCATGCTGATCACATCCCTGGCTGCAGTCTTCCTGGGAATGCTGTTGTTGCTGATGGGTGAAGTATGAAGGCAATGGCTCTGTGGATCCTTCTGGCTTTCCTGGTGGGCTGTTCTTCCTGGGCTTCCTGTGGCACCACCAGAAACACCTTCCTGGGCTTCACGTGGCATTCTAAGAACTCAGTTATGTGCAAGGAAAGACCAAACAGATCAACACCAGCAGTGGGCTGGAATCATGAATGATCATAAATTCATGTTCTGGTTTGTACTGGTCTGGATGTTTGGGGTGTGCTTCCTGGTGTGGTTGTTCAACTAATTGCGTTTAATGGCACGATTGAAGTCTGTGCTTTTCAGCCTGCCTGCTTCTGTGGAATCTGACAGGTAAACAGCCTGTTCCAGCTTGGTGATGATCTTGGTCAGCTTGCTGACACTTTCAGCATCATCTTTTTCCAGTTCCAGCTTCATCATTCTAAGCTTCAAAATCTGTGATCTGATGGTCTGATTTGCTTTCAGAATATCTGAACGCTCTGGTGGGTTCTTCAGCATAGCAAATTCAGTTGGCTTTGGATTCATGGTCTTCCTGGTGTGGGTGAAGCTGGATCCACTGCACGATCCAGCAAGGTCTTCATGATCTGCTTCCGTTGAACTTCAGAGAAGTCACGCCAGCCCTTGATTTCCTCCAGGGAACGTTTGCAGATTCTGCAGTGGGTTTTGGATTCATTCAGTTGGCAGTGTGCTGTACATGGGGAAGACTTCATGACTTACATGTGCTCCAGCATCAGATGATCTGTGGAGTGTGTGACCTGTGTGTAGTTGAAAGCCTTTCCAATGATCACTTCATCCTTCACTGTTGAAGCCTGGGCATGGCGGAAACACTTATTGATTTCATGCAGCCAGAATTCAATCTGATTGGCCCAGGCTGCTGGCTTGTAGTGGCCACACCTTTGGGCATATAGGAAATAACCATCTGCTGGCATTCCTGTTTTTTTCAGCACCACCAGGGAACTGAACAAAAGCGTTTCCTCTGGCTTTTTTGCCATTTCCTGTGCCTGTAGCCTTCCAAGCACTCCACTGACTGTGTGCCGTGTGAATTTGTTGGTGAACAGCACCCTGTTCAGTTCCTGGGCAAATTCCAGATAAGTCAGAGCGTTTCCACGTTCTGCAATCCGCAAAAGAATCATCCTTGCAGCCATGTCTTCCACCATTGCACGTGTGTTGATGGGCAAGCGTTCATGGGGTTCAAACTTTGGGCTGATTGCATGGTTCTGAACCAGTCCAGTTCTTGGGCTGATCCTGGTTTTCTGTTTCACTCTCATGATGTGGCTCCAGGGTTGGGTTCTGGCAGGAAGCTTTCCAGGGCTTTTCTTACTTGTTCCAAGCTGTGCACTGAAAGAATCAGCCTGGGGTTCTGGTCAATCATGGAATCCAGTTCATACTTGATCACGTCAAGATCTCCCAAGGCTTCTTTGACAGTCTTGTATTGTTTTAGTGGCATGGGCATGGCTCCAGTTTGGGTTTGGGTTACGCTCAAAAGTGAGCATCGAACCATCCAAGCTGGATGGCTCTGTGCTGACTTCTCAGGCTGTTTCTGTTTCCTTGGTCTGCTGGTTTTCCAGGTGCTGCTTTGCTGCTTTGTACATGGCCAGCTTTGCGTCTTTGGGTAGGTTCAGAAAGTTCTTGGCCACTTCTTCACCAAAAGCTTTCTTGACATCACCAGCTTCAAATTCCAGCACCTGGGATTCAGCCTTTTCACGTATTTCTCTGGCCCTTTTCATTTCACAGGATTCAAAGCAGGCTCTGCCAGTTTCTGGATCTGTCCAGAACACCATCGTGGCTGTTTTGCGTTTTTCCAGAACCTTTCCAGTGCTCTGGCTGATTTCCTGGCCTGCTACAGTTACCAGGAAGCTCATGGGTGACAGTGTGGAATCATCTGGATCCATCAGATTTGTTGCGATGCTTTCGCCACTGGTGATCAAATCAGTCAGACAATTACCTGTGATTGATATATGTTCCAAGGAAGCTGATCTGATCAACTACCATGTGATCTTCTGGAAGCCATGCCACTGGAATCAGTCCATTGGGGTTTTTCTTCTTTGCTTCAATCCAGAATGAAGCCCACTTGCTTGGTGCAATCTGCTTGGAAAGCTTGTCATGATGGTCATTAGCCCAGGCTAGGAATTCATTCTTCAGTACGAATTCAGCGTGCTGGAACACACCTTCCAGCATGGTCTGCCAGTCTTCCAGCGTCATGGCTGTGCCACCTATTGATGTGACTTCCTTGAAGGTACTGATGCGGCTTCCATCTGTGTCATTTTTTGTGTTGATGTAGAAAGTGGCCTTGGTTTCTTTGTTCGTGCTCATGGTATTGCTCCAGTATTGGTTTGGGTTGTTTGCTTCAAGTGAAGCATCGAAGGCACCCAGGAAGATGCCTTCTGTGCTTGACTCAGTAGCAGTAGTCTGCAGATGACCAGTTGGCCCTGGTAGCTGTGAACACGTTTCCACGTGCACAGTTCTTGGTTGGGCTTTTCCAATCTCTGGGCTTCAGAATATCCCCAGATTTGAACTTGCCATCATCCTTGATGCAGATGAATGAATGAACGCTAGTGCCAGCAAAAACCTTGATGTATTTCTTGCCAGTTTCAGCACTCAGTGACTTCTGGAAGCGTTCCTGCTGTGTGGCTTTCCACTCAGCATCTGCGATGTCACTGCTGAACGTGTTGTAGTCTGCGCTGATCAGATTCAGATAATTTTGAATTGCTGTTTGAAGTTCCATTTGTCTGCTCCGAAAGTGGTTTGGGTTTGTGTTGGCTGTGTTGCCAACCTCTGAATCTAATTCTATACACACCACGTGAACATTGCAAGGAAAAAATCACATTGCGGCTATTTTTGTTTTCAGATGCTCTGGAACCTGCTTTTCATTCCAGTTTCGTGTCAGTGTCACGATATGGGTCAAAGCCTGTTCCACTCCACAGCCCAGAAAGAAAGATCTGAACCCTTCATCATCCACCTGTGATCTTCCTGGCCCATCAAATCCATATTTAGTCAGGTCAGTTTTGGTGTTTAGATAGTAGCACTTGGCACCATAACGTGTACCACTAACCACCACCTTTGGCAGTGTCAGGTCAGTCTTCAGACCAAGAACAATCAGTTTGATGAATAGCTGGTTGAATTGCATGTTGGCTCCAATGGTTTGGGTTTGGGTTGTTTGCTTCAAATCGAAGCATCAAAGCCACCCTGGTGGATGGCTTTTGTGCTTTGGTCTGATTATCCCCAAGTGATCAAGATGGTGTGCTTGTGTTCCTCTGTGGCAATGGCCCATGCCTTTGCTGTGTAGCCCTTGTATTCCATCCTGTTGCTGAAAGGGTTGAAAGTCTTGGCAACCTTCAAGCCTGCTTCCTCGCAAGCCTTGGCAACCTTCTTGTCTGCACCAATGTAGGCATAGCCATTGTTTGCATTCTTGATTTTGTTAATTGCTGATTTTGCTCGTTCCATTTTTGAATCCTGGTTTGTGGTTTGGGTTTGTTGCCCTGTGTCGCAACGTCTGAGTATATATTTACACACTACGTGAAAGACTGCAAGGAAAAAATGAAATATTTATTCATCTTTAAACCATTCAACAATTCGTGTGATCAGTATTCCTTGAACAGCATAGAAAAAAACAATGATGATACCAGCAGCCACAGTTTCCAAAAAAGTGGTGTACCAGGGAACCAGAAAGCCGGATTCAATTGGGATCATTTCCAGATGCAAAAGCAGAAGAAATGGTGGCATTACAAACAGTGTGAAGCCAATGCCAAACAAGCTGGCCATGATAGTGCCACCAATCACCATGAATGCTAATTTCAGCAGGATGAAGGGCACAGCAAAGATGGCACCCAGGATGAAAAGAAAAAAATTTATCATCATTGTCTCCAGTGGTTTGCGGTTTGGGTTTGCTTCAAATCGAAGCATCAGCACCACCATTGCTGATGATGCTTGTGCTTAGATCTAGAATCCAAATTTGTGCCGCATGGCGTTGTCAAACCACTTGGCTTCCACTGGCCCATGCTCAATCACTTCACCATAGACTTTGGAACTGATCACAGCATTCTTATAGATCACATAGGCTGTGACATAGCCACCAAGTCTGGCCTGTGGGTCTGTCATGTACCTTTCTTTGAACATCTTGTTTGCGTAGCGTTTGGCACCCAGAAGATTTCCTTCATAGCTGAATTCTTCTCTGGTTTGATAATCCCCTGGCACTGGCCCACGTGCCTTCAAAATGATTTTAAAAAACCATTTAAAGCCCTTCAGATCTTCATGGTTCATGTTCTGTCTCTGTTGATGGTTTGGGTTTGGCTTCAAGTGAAGCATCGAAGGCACCACTTGGGTGCCCTCTGTGCTTGACTCAGTAACCCCAGAAGCCTTCAGTCAGGGTGAAGGGCTTGTTCCAGTTGCCCACGCTCCAGTGCTCGTAATAACCAACATCAAAGTAGTCAGTCATGTGGTCACTGTTGTCATGGTTGGCCACTGTCTCATGAACCAGCTTTCGCATTTTCACCAGGATGTTGCCATCAGCGTATTTTTCCAGGTTGAAGTAGTTCAGTTGCGTGTATTCTTCACACCCAAAGTTAGTGGGGCCAGCCAGGATGGTGATGTTCACACCACTGCAGTGGTGCTTGGTCACTGAAAGTTTGAACTTTGGGAAAGCTTTTTTCAGTGCTGTTCTGATCTTCTTAACTTGGTCTGAGTTGATGTAAGCCATTGATTGTCTCTGTGGTTGGTTTGGGTTTGTGCTGCAGCCTCATTGCCGCAACCTCTGATTATAATATTACACACCACGTGAAAGAAGTGCAAGGGTTTTTTCACTTTTTTTTAATCAGCCAAAAGTTATTCGGAGATTGTCTGGCTGATTCATGTTGTCTGATCCACTCCAGAGCCAGTTTACCTGGACACCTTCAGCATCTTCCATTTCAGCCATGTCATCATCCATCCACTCTTCAAGTTCTTCCCTGACTTCTTTCTTGGTCACAGCAAAAAGGAATTCATCACAGATCTCTCCATTCTTTGTGAAAGGTCTGGGCGTGGAAATGAAGATTTTGTTGGCCTGCTTGATTGCATCTTTTAAGGTCATGATTCTGCTCCTGTGCTGGTTTTGGTTTGGGTTCAAGGATCCACTAAGTGAATCATCAGAGCCACCAGGGTGGCCCTTGTGATTGACTCAGGCTGGAGTGGTGCCACCCTTGCCATCATACTTGTGATGGGCTTTGATGGCCCACTTGTCAAAGATGGGCTGGCCATCTGGTGTTTCATCTGTGGCAATGTAGGCCACAGTTTTCAGCACCTTGCCATATCTGAAACCATCCAGTGTCCAGATCAGATGTGGAAGCTGGTCTTTGTGATCAGCACCCCATCCAGCTTCCTCCAGGTTGGTGCTGTATTCAAACAGCACTGACGTTTCCTTGTTGTCGAAACGTCCCAGGATGGAACCGTTGCCAACGTTGAAGTAGGTGGTGCTTGATGCGTGTGCCATTTGGAAACTCCGAAGGTGGTTTGGGTTTTGGGTGCCGCTCTGTGCTGCACCCTATGAATATAATATATTTCACGTGGTGTGAAAAAGCAAGGAAAAAAAATAGTTTTTTATCTGCAGTGCCACTTGGTGGCCATTTCATAGTCATCAGTCTTGTTTTTTTCCATCCACATGACTTTGGATCCTTCCACAGTGTTGTACCATCTGGAGCCATTATCATACTTGTTCACCTTGCCATGCCTTTTGCCAGATGTGGCCAGCCATTTGGTATCCAGAAAAATTTCAATGGCTGTGAATGGATGGGTGTGGTTGCATTCAGCCAGTAACTTGAAGGCTGCTTTTTTTGCACCCAGGAAAGTTCCTTCATAGATCTTGATGGATAGTTCTGTGTCAGCTTTGAATTTTGCAGAAATAACTTTGTTTGAAACTATTTTGATGGTGAACTTTTTCATGGTGCTGTTCCTGGTTTGGGTTTGGGTTGTTTGATTCTGAATGAATCATCAGCACCACCCTGGTGGATGGTGCTTGTGATTTACTCAGAGAGTGATGACGTGAACAAATTCACCATTCTTGGCTGATCTGTAGAACATGGCATGCTTGGTTCCTTTGGCGTTTACTCCATTGTAAACATCACCATCAAACCCTTGGCTGATCAGATGTGCTTTCAAGTTGGGTCTGTCACCAGATTGCTTTGTCAGAGTGAAAACTGTTTTGTTCTTGGTTGCTGTTAAGTTTGTCATTTTGTTTCTCCTGGTTGGTTTGGGTTTGTGCTGCTCTGTGCTGCACTGTTGAAATAATTATTTCACACCACGTGAAATAGTGCAAGAACTTTTTTCAACTTTTTTCTGGATTCCACCATTGTGTTTGTCCTGACTGGCTTTCTCCAGGTTGCGTTTCAAGCTGTAGTCAACTGGCTGATAAAATGGGCCACGTGAAAAAGCCTTCACTGCCCTTGCTGCTGCCATCAATGGGTTTTCATCCAGTGGTTGGAACTTGTGGCTGCACTGGCGCATCATGAATGCCCTGGTGTCCCTTTTGGAGATCACCAGAATGGTTTCTTCCTTTGGCTTTCCATTCGTGAAAGATGGGTGCTGAAAAAGCCTGCTGACTTTCCAGATGTTTTTCACCCTTTGCCAGCTTGTACGTGTTTCCAGAAGCTTGGCCTGCATCATTTCCTGGCCATCTGGATCATACAAAAACATTCTGTTGAAGATAGATGATGGTGGTGAATAGCTGTGGATGGTGCAGGCATTGGGCAGCACACAGATGGTTCTGTGCAGTCTGGAATTCTTGACCATCGTGTAGAATTGCATGATGTCTCCATGTTTGGGTTGGGTTTGCTCTAAGCAGAGCATCAGCACCACCCTGGTGGATGGTGCTTGTGCTTGGCTCAGATGTCTGCTGCTTTCGCTAGGTTGCTGCAGACTGTTTTGAAGTAGTCCTTCAGTTCCTGGTTGGTCTGAAGCTTCCACTGGAGTTCAGAATTTGAAAGCCTTGCTGACTTAGCAAAAGCATCAAAAACTGTTGGCCCACATGTGCATTCTTTGGCAGTCATTCCCAATTCCAGAGAAAGTGCACCAAGGAATCTGCAGATTGCTTCACGTTCTGGGCTGAGTTGAATTTCCATCTTGTCTCCATTGGTTTGTGGTTTGGGTTGGGTTGGCTTTGCTGCCAACCACTGTGTATATCATTACACACTGTGTGAAACAGTGCAAGGGTTTTTTATCTTTTTTTTGCCAGCCTGGGCACTGCTGAAGTTCTTTTCCTTCCCAGGTATCTGCATTTCATTTCCAGACTTCCAGAAGGGCAGGAAATCCTTCTTTTGAATCTTCTGTCCAGTTCCACAATTCTTTCGTAGTCCATTCGGTAGTAGTTTGGATCAATCATCAATGCTTCATTCATGGTCTGTCTCTTTGGTGGTTTGGGTTTGGCTCTGAAAGTAGAGCATCAGCACCACCCTGGTAGATGGTGCTTGTGCTTTACTCTTAGATGTTTGGATCCTTGACTGCATCGCATATCCAAGCACATCCTGTCCATGCTGGCCACTCTTCACCATCATCATCAGTGAAGGTTCCATCTACTGTGGCTTCTGCATATACTTCATCAGCAGTGAAGTAAACCATGAAGGCTTCCACACCATCTGCTGCTTCATTCCAGATGAACTTCTTTGCTTCAAAAGCTGTGTTGAAGGTGGCTTTTGAAAACATGGTTTGAACTTCGATTGCTTGATTCATCATGGTCTGTCTCGTTTGGTGGTTTGGGTTTGTTCTGCGTTGTGCCGAACTGTTGAAATAATTATTACACACCATGTGAAAGAATACAAGGGGAAATATTCACTTTTTGAAAAAAACTTTGTTTTCACTGTCCACACTGTGTGAACAGATAGGCTTGACAACTGCATTCAGACTGCTAATAGCTATTAGCTAAAATTCTTCATTGCTGCTGGTGCTCTGGTCTACGGTGTAGCCCAAGAACGTCAAGCACACTCAGACGGGGTCTGAGGTTCCTACGAATCAACCCTGTTTTTGAGAGTGCTAAAATGGCTGCAACACGTCTTTCTGATGTAATAGTTCCAGAAGTATTTGCCCCATATACAGTCCAGCGTTCTGCTGAACTTTCAATTCTTGCCCAAAGCGGACTACTCACCACAAATTCAACCCTGCAGGGGATGATCAATGGTGGTGGATCTACGTTCAATCTACCGTTTTTCAATGATCTATCTGGTTCAGATGAACTGATTGAAGATGGCACAGCCATCACAGTCAACAACATCACCACAGACCAGCAAATTGGGGTATCCCTGGCACGTGCAAAAGCCTGGGGTTCTAGCTTCCTGGCTCAGTATGTTTCTGGGGAAGATCCAATGGCAGTCATTGGTGATCTGGTGGCCCAGTATTGGGTACGCAGAGAGCAGGACACAGTCCTGGCCATCCTTGGTGGTTTGTTTGGTGCTGGTGGCCCACTTACCCAGGCCAGTCACAGCCATGTGAACACACAGGGCACCACAGCCATTGACAATGACATGATGATTGACACGGTCAAATTGCTTGGTGATGCGTATGGCCAAGTTTCCACCATTGTGTGCCACAGCCACATCTATCACGCATTGAGAAAGCTGGATCTGGTGCAGTATGTTTCAGAGCCATCTGGCTTGAATCTGAACCAACCAACTTACATGGGCATGAGGATCCTGGTGGATGATGGAGTGCCAGAAAGTGGTGGATCCTATACCAGCTATGTTTTTGCACCTGGGGCCATCATGTATGCCAACGCCAACCTGGATGCACAGGATTCTGTTGAAGTGGATCGTGATTCACTCAGGTCAGAAGATGTGTTGATCAACAGAAAAAGATGTATCTATCACCCAGTTGGCTTCAAGTGGTCAGGAACTGCTGTTGGAGCCACACCAACCAATGCTGAACTAGGTGCTGCAGGATCGTTCACTGCTGTTTATGAAAGCAAGAACATTCCGATGGTGGCACTGACCAGTGGGGTCTGACAATGGGCATGATTAGCTTTCGGGATGTTGACACGAAAAAGCCCATTCGGCCCCAGAGTGAGCCTATTCAAAAACAGACCACTGCTGCTGTGTCCAGTCAGACTCCTGCAGTAGAAGCAAAGCCTATTGAAGACAAAGCTGAAGAGAAGCCAGCACCACGTCAACGTGGGGGTAAAACTTCATTTGCAGCACCAGAAAAGGATAGCAGCAAGTGAAAAGGGTGAGCAGTGCAGATTGGTTGGTCTATCTCACCTCAGAGCCAGTGAATGGATTCACACCAAGAGCACCCAAGGCACTGCCCACTTCAATGTTGATTCTGGAAAGCATCCTTTGCATTCCCGTTCTGGTTTCTTTGATCATCTTGATTCCACCATGCTTTCTGGCAGCAATGCTGATGCGTGGTGGCATCAGTTTTCTGAAACGTGTTGCCACAGATTTACGTGCATCAGATCAGAACCCTAGTTGGTGGCATTGATTCCAATAGCTACCTGGATTTTATAGAAGCAGAAGACTACTTCAGTGCTGATGTCTATTTCCTGCCAGTGTGGAAGGGAATGGATGAAGAAGCACAGATTAGTTGGTTGCGTTTATCTGCACGAATGCTGGACAGGTTTGGAACCTACCTGGGTAATCGTCAGTACCAGGGACAAGCCCTGGAATTCCCAAGGTATCCAGTTCTTGATGAGATTCCACAAGCGATCAAACACGCACAAGCTGAACTGCTGATTTTCCTGGTCAATAACAAGACCAGTGCTTCAGCCCTGGACACCAGGGAAGTTTCAGAAATGAGTGTGTTGAATGGCTTGTTGAAGCTTGAATACAGTGGAGCCAAAGACCATGAAGCTGAACGTGTGGGTGGTGGATCCATCAACACAGTCAGGCTGATCCTAAAAGATTGGCTTTCACCAACAGTCAGGTGGGCACGTGGCTGATGTTGCAGGACTGCTGCAGAAACAGATTGGCCAGCTATTCAGTGCACAGGGTGTGGGTGGTGTTTCCCTGCAAACCACAGCCATGATTGAAATCTGTGAAGCTGGTGGATTTGATCCAGGCACAGCCAAGCCAACCACAGGCAAGTTTTTGAATTGGTCATCTGGAGAATACACAGATGATCAGCCACCCAAGATCAGTGTGATTCCCAGGACACGCAGGAACCAGCAAGTTCCAGAAGTGACTGTGCAGGATTCCCTGGTGCTGCTGACTGAACCGAATGACAAGATCAGCCCACAGCTTTTGATTGGAAAGAAGCTTCACTGCATGGGCAGGCAGTACAACGTCAGTGAATGTTCACCCACCTACTTTGGCGGAATGGAAGTCATCTGGGAGATTGTGTGTCAATAGAGAATGAAAAAGCCTGGATGGAAGCACTTCAGAAAAACGTGGAAGCCATGTTCCAAAGGAAGCTGAACATGATCAGAACTGCAGCCTTTGCAGCCTATAGGGACATCTTGGTGGAAAGCCCTGTGGACACAGGCAGATTCAGAAGCAATTGGATGATCAGTGTAGGCCAGCCAAATCTGTCCACAGTGGAAGGATCCAGCAGGCAGAAGGGCCAGTCTCTGGATGGTTCAGAGACAACCAAAGCCAATGCAGCCCTGGCAGAGTGGGGCAGTGATCTGACAAAAGGCACCATTTACATCAGCAATTCCTTGCCCTATGCAGACAAGCTGGAAAACCAGAACCACAGCAAACAGAATTCTGGGTTTGTAGCAAGGGCCAAACGGAATCTGGCCACACGTCTGAAGGCCATTGATCAAATCACCCTGGATGAAGTAGCCAGATGAGTTGGTGGGATGAAGCAGAAGCAGAAGCAGCAGAGCAAGTTCCAAATGGTCTGCAGAAGCTTGACACCAGAAGCAGTGTGGAAAATCAAGTGATGGCCAAGATAAATGATGAGTGGAGCAATCGGACTGCCATAAACTGGTCAAGCATGAACGTGCCCTTTGATCCATCAGACAAGCGGACACAGTACCAGGACAACGAAACCATCTTGTTTCCACAGTTGAACCATATCAGTTCCAGGTCAGTGGAATATCCAATCACAGAATCAGCCATTGTGTCTGATTATCAGCTACGGCTGAACCTTCTCACGGTTCCCAACTCAGGCATGGGACATGTCCAAGAGCATGTGGAGCATTTGAGGAATTTGTTTGAATTGAAATCCTTCAGTTTCGGTGAAGCTGATCTGGATTTTGAAATTTTAGAAGCAAGAACGGGTTTTCTAAGTTCCACAGGTGATCATTGGGAAACACCAGTTTCAGTCTTGTTCACAGCTATCCAGTAAAGGGTTCCCATGCCAATGAATAATAAAACGGTTAGATCTCGCAATCGAAAACTGTTCATCACGAATGAAACTACAGCAGGTTCACCAGTGTTTCCTGGTACTCTTGATGCGTTTCTGGCTTCAGAAATTGCTAGCTTCAGCCAGGAAACAGAAACAGCCACAGTGAATGAATACACAGACCAGCTTTTGGCCAAAACAGAAGTGGTGACTGGCTTTGGGTACGCCAACCCAACCATGACCATCCACCCAAGATTTGGAACCAATGTGGGTGATCTTCCTGCAGAAGCCATCCTGCTGAAAAACTTTTTTGGAAAAGAAGATCAGACTGTAGGCACAAGCGTCAAATATACCTGGGAAGACCATGATGACACCCTTTGTGCGTGGCATCAGATCACAGATGTGATTCAGCAAGTAGCTTGCGGAATGGTGGTCAGTGAACTGAATTTCAGCATTGGGAAAAAAGACCTGCTGGCTTATGAATTCACGCTGATGTCCAACCAGATCCAGAACAATTCACAATGTGAAATTCCTGCAGGTACTGCTTCCATTCCTGCTGGTGCCAATGTAATGGTGGATGTGGACACACAAGCCAGCTATGTGGCCAACCCTGGAACCAAGTTTGATGTGTATGACCTGACAGACACCAAGGTGGATTCAGATGTGGAAGTGGTCAGTGTCAGTGGAACGCAGATCGAATTCCTGTCCACTGGTACTCAGTATGATGCTGGCTTTGTATTGAAGCCAACCCTTCCTGCTGGAACCTATAGCACACAACAGCCTTTTGCACCTACCAAGGCCAGTGTCTATCTAGGGCCAGCCAATGAAACCCTGATAAATCTGAAGGTTCCTGCCAACGCATTCCTGACCAGGGAAATCAGTGTCAGCATGAACAAGAATCTGCAGACACCCACAGAAGATGAATTGAATGGTTCACTCTATGGTGGCGCAAGCTACGAAATAGATGAACCCAACATAGAAATCAGCAGCACGCTGAACATGAAGCCAGGAACAGGCAGACTGCAGGAGCAAGCAAAGGTGGACATGCTGAGAAGCATAGCCATTGAAATCCCATACTTAACCAGAAGCATGGTGATGTATCTGCCAGAAGTGTTCATGACAGTTTCTGATGGTGGTGACAATGCTGGCGCAATGCAGCAATCTGTCAGTTTTCGGAATCACAGATCAAATGCTGCTAATGATGCAGGCAGATTTGAGCTTTGGTTCTATTGAGCAAACGCAAGCGTAAAAGAGGACAAATGGGGCAAGCAAATGACTTTTCATTCATGTCAGTCAGCACTGGTTCTTTCAGTGCTGAATTTCGTGGAATTGAGTTCACCTATCGGGTGCCAACTGCTGAAGAAGAAGATGAATTCACCAGCATCCAGTTCAGACAGGTCACAGAAGGCAGATCACTGGCAGACACCCTGGCAGGCAGCAAAGCAAAATCAGCAGAGAAGAAGCAGGAAAAGGTGATTCCATTTTCCAAGCTTCCACTGAAACGATTCCAGGCACTGTGCACAGGCTGGACACCCAACTTCCAGGTGAATGGAACAGATCTGCCTTTTTCACCTGAGAATGTGCAGACGATCATTGAAGATTTGCCAAAGCTTGCACAGCAAGTGGATTCCGTTGTCTGGGCAAAGTACACAGAAGCCCTTGAAGAAGAAGAGGGAAATTAACGAAATGGCTTCAATCTGAAACTGGAAAGCTTCAATTCCTGGGGGAATCTGAAGCGCATGGAATCACGATTGAGCCAGCCACACCCTGTTTGAAGGGTTGGTGTTGCCTGGATGAAGACAACCTGTGGGAATTGCAGGAGCAAGAACCACCATGTCATGTCTGCCCACGCAAAGATTTTCAGCTAACACGTGCCAATGAAAGGCTGGTCAGAGTTTGGCGAATGCTTGACCTGACTGGCAGAGACAGGATGTGGGAAGCTGGTTTCTTGCGTGAAGAAGCCATTGACAGGGCTTTGACCAGATACCGCATCAACTCACCACAGATGTATGAACGTCTGCTTTACATGGATGTTTTCTTTGTAGAGTTTAGGCAGGAAAACAAGCCAAAGGAGGCAAAGAAGAACCAATGATTATTTGCTTCCACCTTCCACAAGCTGAAGCCACTCAGAATCCACGTCAGTGGGTTTCCATCCAGGGTGGCTCCACTTCATCATTTCCAAACAAAAACGGCACTGGCAACGCTCTGAAGCGTTCAGTGGATTGGTGTGCTCATGGCTGAAGAAGTCTTACAGTTAGGTATTGACCTAGAAAAGATCATTCGAGAAATGAAGCAGTTGGAGGATCGTTTTGCCAAGCAGTTCCCCAAAGCTATAGATGAAGCTGAAAAAAGCCTGGATGACTTTGAAAAGGAAATGAAGAAGTCCACCAGGGATGGCCAGAAGCAATTCGACAAACTAGGCAGAGCAGCCAAGAAATTTGGTGATGATTCAGAAGATGCTTTTGAAGATGCCAGCACAGGTGCCAGGAAGTTTGGGAAGCAGTTGGACAGGCTTTCTAAGGATGTAAAGAGGATCACAAGTGGGATCCAGACAATGGCCCAGAAGACTGCCATGCTAGGCAAAGGGCTGACCAGCTTGAAAGCAATTGCTGGAGGTGTGGCTGCAGCCTGGGGGATCAAAGAATTTGTGATGTTTGGGGCCACGTATGAAAGAAGCATTGGAAAACTGAGAGCAGTTTCTGGAGCACTTCCAGATGAAATGCTGATCCTGAGAAAAGCAGTCAGGGAAACTGGAGCCACCACAGAATTCACAGCCAGCCAAGCAGCAGAAGCAGCAGCAAACTTGGCCGCAATGGGAATGCCTGCCAAGGAAGTAGCCGGAAACTTGAAGCTGATGGTGGCTGCATCCCAGGCACTGCAAGCACCCATTGAAGACGTTTCCAGAATCATCAAGCAGCAGCAAAACGTTTTTGGTCTTTCCACAGCAAAAATAGCCAACACCCTGACTGGAGCCTACACAACCAGTGCTGCCAGTGTTGAGAAGTTGGACGTAGCTTTGCGTCTAGGCTGGTAGTGCTGCCAAGAATGCTGGACTCACCTTTGATGAAACTATCGGAACCCTTTCATATTTCATAGATCGTGGACTGACTGCAGAGCGTGCTGGTACTGCTTTGCGTGGTGTCATGGCCAGACTGATCAAGCCCACCAAGATGGCCCAGGAACAGATGGAAGCCCTGGGGTTCAGCTTTGATGACATCAAGGACAAGAAATTCAACGATCAGATGAAGAAGATTGCTCAAGGGCTGCAGCAAGTTGGCTCTGAGACAGAACGCAATCGAATTCTGATGAATCTGTTTGATGTGGAAACTGCTGGTGCTGCTGGAACGCTGATCAGAGGGTTCTTGGAAGGCAAGGAAGTGGTCAGTGAAATGGCTGAACAGGTAGGGCAATGCCACCACAGCAATGAAGACTGCAGATGAAATTGCCAATGATCTTCTGGGCAAAATCAGAGGATTGGGCAGTGCACTGCAGGACAGGGTTTTGGAAGCTTTCCAGATGTTGGAGCCACTGCTGAACAGGGTAGTCAGCAAGGTGACTGAAATGGTCAGAAGTCTGACTGATGAAGACATGGCCAACATGATGGAAACGGTGGTGGGTGGTCTGCTGGTGGGTGCAGAAACCTTCTACAATCTGATAGTGGGTGCCATCAACAGCATTAGTGCCTTAATCAATTCTGATCAACTGAGAAAGCTTGGACAGCTAGGCGAAACACTGATGAAGGCAGTGGTTGGGCCATCAGCACAAGACCAGAAAACAGAACTGCAAGGCAGAGCCAATCATCTTTATGGGGAAATCAAAAAGCTGGAAGAAGAACGTGCAGCAGCCAAGGCTGATGATTCCCTGACAGGTCAAGCATCTGAACTGCTGCTAGGTTCTGGTAAAGACAGCTACCTGGATAGTCTGAAGAAGGAACTGGCAGAGATCGAAAAGGTTCTGGACAACCTGGAGAAAAAGACAGGCAAGGCATTCAAAGCACCAAAGCTGGCTGAAGCCCTGGGTCTTTCCACCAACTGGAAAGAAGATCTGATGGCAGACATCAGAACCCACATGGGCAAGCGTGCCAAGCAGAAGGGCATGAACGTAGAAGATGCCAGCAACAAGGCACCAGACCAAGTCAATGTGGATTATGGTGATGAAAGTGGCCTGGAACTAGACAGATCCAAGACAGCAAAGCAGAGGGCAAAAGAGAAGCTTGGTGATCTAGGTGGTGAAGATGGAATCCAAGTTCCAAAGCACCTGGAAGCAATGATTCCAAACCTGGAGCACTTCCAAAGCCTTGCTGAAGATACGCAGAAGACCATTCTGGAAGCCATGCAGACCAGCCTGGAACTTACAGAAATGCAGAACTTTCAAGCTGGACAGGCTGCTGGTGCTGCTGCACTGATGGCTGAATCTGGAAGGATCCAGGCAGAGCAGTTGATCAAGCCTGCACTGATGCAGCAGGCACTGACTGAAAACTTGGAGCGCATTGGCGAAATTTACAAGGATTCAGAAGACAATGTGGAAACCCTGGTGGAACTGCAGAAGGTCAGGGTGGATCTGGAAAACCAATTCGGTGCAGCAGTCAAAGCTGGCCAGGGTGATCACGCCAGGAACTTAGACCAGCAACTGAAGATGGTGGAAGGTGCATTGGCAGGCAGTCAGAAAATGGTTCTGTCTGAATCCCAAGCAGCCATCTTGACACAGAACAGGGTTAGCCAGATGGAAACCCTAATGAATCTGATGGAAGACATCAATGCCATCAACGCAGATGATGGGAAAAATGCTGATCAGAACTATCTGAAAATAGCAGAAGCTTCAGCAGCCCTGGCAGATCTGGAATCCAAGGAACAAGGAACCATTACAGCAGAAAGAAGGGCACAGCTAGACGCAATCTGGAAAGCCCTTGGACACACTGAACAGATGGTGGTTGAAGCTGAAAAAGCTGCACAGATCAACATTGGTGAGCAGTGGGGCAAAGACATCAAAGCTTCCCTGGGGATTCTGGGTGACATGATGGACAACCCTGCAGGCTTCCAAGAACTTGGATCAGATCTGGCCCAGGGTGCCAAAGATGCCTACAAAGCGTTTAATGATGCGCCAGAAGGGGAAGGTGTGGGTGCTGCTGGTGCAGCAATTTCTGGAGCAATGGAAGCCAAGGCTGGTGGGCCAAAGGCAATGGCAGCAAATGCCATCATGAAGCTGATCCAGAGGCTAGAAGTATTTGGCGAAAGCCTTGAACTGACGTTAGGCAACAGCATCAAGATGTTGAATGCCATTTTCTCACCCATCACCAATGCACTGAAGGAAATCAACAAAGCCCTGGAACCAGTGTGGCAGGCACTTGGTGAGCTTTCCCAGGTCATCTTTGACGCATTCACACCCATCAAGCCACTGGTGGCAGTCATCAAAGGCTTTGCCAAAATCTTTACCAGTGTGTTCAAAGGACTAGCCAGTGGATTGAAGCCACTTACACACGCAATGGATCAATTGACCAGAATCATTGAAAGCATTTTTGGTGGCTTTGGTGGTGGATCCTTTGGCCGGAATATCGAAGACCTGGAAAGTGCTTTGGAAACTGTTCGTGATGCTCTGGCAGACATGCGATTTGGAGACATGAACCCAGCAGATGCTGTGACCAAACTGAATGATGCTACGAAAGAATATGAAGAACTAAGAAAGAAAGCGTTCAGTGATGGAGCATCAGAAGAAGACATCAGCAAGTTCACTGAATTTGCCAACACGTACCTGGGACTTTCTCAGGAAGTGAACAAGTCATCCAGCCAGTATGTGAAAGACTTTGAGAAAGTGAAGAAGGATCTGACAGGACTGGAAGGCAAGCTGGTCAATGCCATTGATGGTGCTGATGAATTGGATGGAATTGGCAGTTTTATTGACCAACTTCTAAAAGGCTTGTTTGGTTTTGTTGAAAAGATAGCAGAAGCCATTGTGGCAGCAGTGGGCAAGCTACTAGAAGGCGCAATCAACCTGCTGGCCTATATTGCCAAAGCGATCATCGACAAGGTCAAAGAAGCACTGCAAGGTGCCTGGGATTTACTCACACAGATTGCCCAGGCCATCTGGGATGCAGTCGTAAAAGCATTGCAGGGTGTTTGGAATCTACTCACACAGCTTGCCCAGGCTGTTTGGGATGTGATTGTTCAAGCCCTGCAAGGTGCCTGGAACCTGTTGACGAAATTGGCCCAACTGGTTTGGGATGTGATTGTTCAAGCATTTGAAGGAACCTACAACGCTCTGAAGCCACTATGGGACAAGATCTGGGGTGTGGTGGAAGCAGGATTCACTGGTGTCTATGATGCACTGAAAGCCTTGTGGGACATCATTTGGGGTGTTGTGGAGCGTACCCTGGGTGGTGCCTATGATGCCTTGAAAGCTTTATGGGACAAGATCTGGGGTGTTGTGGAAGATGGCTTTGGTGGTGCCTATGATGCGCTGAAAGCCCTGTGGGACAAGATCTGGGCTGTGGTAGAAGCAGGCTTGACTGGATACCACAACGCTTTGACAGAACTCTGGCGGATCATTTGGAATGTAATTCAAGAAGGACTCAAAGGTACTGTGAACCTGTTGCAGCCTTTGCTTGATGTGGTCAAGGATGTTTTTGAACGTGGATTCAGTGGCACTGTGAACTTCCTGGGTGAGCTACTGAAACAAGTGGCTGGTGCACTTGAACGTGGCTTTGGTGGTGCTGTGGATTTCCTTGGTGAATTATTTCAGCAGATAGTCAAAGCACTGCAGAATGGATTTGATCAAGCCTTCAACTTTGTAGATGCACTGACCAAAGAAGTGGTGAAAGCACTTCAGAAGGGTTTTGACCAAGCTTGGGACTTCACGGTTCAACTCATCACAGAAGTAGGCAAAGCACTAGCCAGTGGGTTCAATCAAGCCTGGAACTTTGTTGAATTACTGATGACTGAACTTGGCAAAGCCCTGACTGCTGGCTTTGACCAAGTTTGGAACTTTACAAAAGAACTGTTGAAGGCAGTGGGCAAGGCATTGGCTGAAGGCTTTGACCAAGCCTGGAACTTCCTGGTGGATTTAACAAAGGAAGTGGTGGCAGCACTTGCACGTGGTTTTGGTGGTGCTGTTGACTTCCTGAGTAATCTACTGAGTGAAGTGGTTGGAGCACTTCAACGTGGTTTCCAGGGCACCAAAAACTTCCTGACACAACTTTGGAATGAAGTGGTGGCAGCACTTCAGCGTGGTTTTCAAGGCACTGTTGACTTTTTGGGCAGACTGATCAGTGAAGGGCTGAATGCCATCACACGTGGCTTCCAAGGGCCAATTGACTTCATTGGAACTTTGTTCAGTCAGGGTGTGGCTGCTATTACCAGAGCACTGTCTGGCCCTGTCAGCTTCCTGCAAACCATGATCACAGGTGTGACAGACTTTATCCAAAAAGGGCTTTCTGGAGTGTTTGATTTCTCCCAGATGGTCATTGACAAGATTGGATCCATGCTGCAGGGAGGAAAGAACCTTTTGCAGTTGATTCTGGACAAGATCATGACTGCCCTTGGATTGAAGGGCAACAGTGGCAAATTCCCAATCCTTCCCAACCCACTGAAGTTCCTTGGTGGGCCAGATAACTTCCTTGAATTATCCTACAGCTTTGGAAAGGGTGGTTCTACTGGCATCATGGATGGTTCGTACACAGATGGTGGAATGGCAAAAGGGCCAAGCCACCAGGGTGGAATCATGGGTGTCACCAAGTCAGGTGCACCCTTCCTGTTTGAAGGTGGTGAATTCATTCTGAACAAGAAAGCTTCCCAGGCAATTGGGCCAGAACTTCTGGGCCAACTGAACAGGATTCAGAGCAGAAACGAAACAGATGTGTTTCTGAAGAACATGGGGATCATGGCAGATGGTGGGTTCCCAGATGCAAACAAGCCAATCAAGTCTGACAAATGGAAACACGATTTTGGAGGCCCACAAGATGGCCACTTCAGATTCCAAACTGGTGGAAATGCTGATGGCTATTTGGATCTGCTTCATCTGAACAATCCACTCAGTGATTTCTCTGGCCCAGAATACTGGTACGCCAGAATGAAAGCTGATCTTGCACAAGGGGATCTGCGTTTTGAGCAAAATTTGATTCCCACAGACTTGTTCCAGTATGGTGCTGGTGGCTTGGTTGGTGGTGGTAGACTTCCAGAGTTTGGTTTTGGTGGAAGCCTTGGTGGGATCATTGATCGTGTCAAGGATGTTGTAGATAACACAGTTGGCAGAGGTGGTGCTGGTGGTGTGGTTCACAAAGCCCTTGATCCAGTACAGAAACTTCTGCGCCAGTTGGCAGGCTTTGACAGACCAAAATCTGGAGGGTTTACAGAGCATGGCCCAGACACAAGAACACAGCAGGAAAAAGAAGGCTATGGTCATTGGGGTATTCCTTGGGAACCTGGGGTTCCAAAAGGTGGAACCTTAAACGATCCAGGGAAAACCAAATTTCCAGATTACACATCTGGCCACAGCTTTACCAAGGGAATGGAAATTGGCTTCAAAGGTGGTCTTGGTGACCATGATTGGTTTTATGATCTGATCAAACTAGACAATCCTTTCTTTGAGTGGGTTGAAGGGATCACTGGCTATGTGGACAAGTCAGTGAAAACCATCATTGGCTATTTGCCTTGGCCCTTGAATAGCGTTGCAGAATGGGGATACAAGACAATTTCTGATCCTGTCTATGGTCTGGTGAGGGACATGGTTGGGCCAGAAGATTTGAAGCTTGGCATCAAGGGCAAGATGCTGGACTTCTGGAATAGTAAGCTTTCAGCAAACTTTGGTGGTGACGTTTTGGATCAAGTTGGCTTGAACAGTTTGCCACTGCCAAAATCTATAGCTGGTGATTTCTCCAAGTATGGGATGGGTGGACTGGTCAATGGATTGCCACACAATGCTGGAGGAACCAAGGCTGAACTGGAAGGTGGTGAATTTGTCATCAACAAGCAAGCCACCCAATCCTTGGGTGTCAACACCCTGGAATCCTTAAACGCACATGGTGGGGCCATCTTTGACAGGCAAAGCGATCTATTGACCAGGATAGAAAAAGCCATTCTGAGTAGATCTGGAGGTTCTGGAGAGCAACCAGAAATTATTGTGAATGTTTACACAGACATGAAAGGGGAAGCCCAGGCTGCTGTGAATAGCTTCAGAACAGAAATCAAGCAGAGAGCAGCCAGGATCCCAACTGGCAGCACGAAAGAAACCTACTTGCCAGTGAGTGTTCTATGATTTTGGCAGAAATCAAAGTTGGTGATGATTGGTATTATTGTGCTGAAACTGATTTTGAGGGTGAGCACTTTTATTGGCCATTTTTGCTGGACATGAGCACCTTGGAACTTGGGCCAATGGGCAATGGTGGGCTGATTGGTGTCAGGCTCGGAAACCTGACTTTGACCAGGGATCCACACAATAATAAGCACCCATTTGGTGGTGAACGCTATCAGCTTCTGATGAATAGCTACAACCAATATCTGTGCAAGCTGGTGTGGTCAAAAACCTGGGAGACTATCCATGAAGGAGCAATGGCCCTGACCAGCACGAAAGACCAGGATCTGACTTTTGCTCTCACACCACCCACCTATCAGCAGACACTGAAGCACAGCAGCATCACAGAAAAATGGAACTATGTGGAAAAGGTGATTCCAGGCACACCAGTCAAAGTCAAAACATCACTTAATCATGAATATGTAGTTGGTATGCGTGTGGTTTTCGCAGAGATGACAGGCCCAGGCATTGAACTGAACTACACACCCAATGATGACAATTGGTATGTGGTTGGATCTGTTTCTGGTGATGAGATTGGAATCTATGACCAGGATAATCAGCCATTGCCAAGCACTGACATCACTGATGGTGATTGTGTTTTTGACAATGGTGATGCTGATCATTCCAATGATGGGATACCCAAAAACAGGATGGGCATTCCAGCCCTGGTGCCCTTCACACATGGAACGGTCTTCCACAAAACGCCAGTGATCAGACGCAGCAATACAGAAGTGGCTAACCCCAACATGCAAGTGACCAATCCTGCAGTTCCACTGGAAGTCTATGAAGATGGTGTTCTGATCCTGTCAACAGATTCCAGCAGCCCAGAATATCCAAACAGGTATCCAACAAACGAAGTGATTTACTTGAACAGTGGCATGGGAAGTGGCCAACTCAGCATTTGTGGCAGAAGCCGAAATGGTGGAACCCTGACTGACTTGTTCACCTATTTTGCCACAGAACTTGGTCTTGGTATCAACACAGACAAAATCTAATCATGGCAGTAGAAGTCAGCAACAAAATCTTCAACTACAACGCAACAGAGCCATCACCCTACGAAATTGCAGAAAATGTTGAAGTAGAAGTTGAAGAAAACTTTGAATTGGAAATCACCATCACTGCAGCATCCACCAGTGAAGATGAACTGAGGCTGATGCTGTGAGTGAATCAAATTCCTTCATCATTGATGAAATTGGCAAGATAGCAGAATCAGCCAACCATCTGGTGGTCATCAAAAGCAATCAGCTTCATCTGGTAAACAGGAACCAGGATGCTTCAGCAGTGCTGGAAACTTTCAGAGCACCTGTTTTGCTGAAGATTGACATCAGCCAGGGAATGCCCATCAGAAGAATCAAATCTGAATATCAGCAGAACATTCCATATCCACACAGCAGAAGACTGGAAAGGCAGACGCAAACCGTCAATTTGCAGATTCAGCCCTATGGTCAGGATGTGGAAGTTGATTCACTCAGTCAGGTAGAAACAGAAGTGGGGAAGTTCCTTTCTGCGTATTATGAAATTGTGAAACGTCCACGTTGTTCAGCGACCTTGCAGGGTATCTTCAGTTTTGGAATTGGTGATGTTGTAGAGTGTTTTGATGAAATGCTGGAAACGCTTTCCAGAATCACCATTGATGTAGTTCAGTGGAACTTCAAAGAAGAAACCACAAAGCTGGAAGGTTATTCCCAAATTACCCACATGAAGGAATACTGATGCGAGTGATCTACAAGGAAAGTGGAATCAGCATGTCTGCTGTGACTGGTTCCATTGATTCAGCATATGACTTGCCAAACATGTCTGACAGCTATCCAAGGCACGCTTTCATCAGCAGTGGCCCTGTGGAAACGCTTCAATTGACATGGCCAAACACACCCAATGCTATTTTCTTGGGGCATGTCATGGCTGAAGAAGTGACTTTCCACTTTGATGAAGGCACCACCATCACCATCCCAAACAGGATCAACTGGCACAGAGTTTTTGCACGTGGCAGGAAGAAGCTGACAGATGACATCTTCCTTGAAATTCCAACTGGAGCCACAGGGGTGAACATTGATCTGAAGAACACCCTGGATGTTTCGGAAGGCATAGATTCCTTTCTCAGCAATGGAACCAATGGTTATTTGTCCAGCAGTGGAATGCCTGCACTTTACCAGGAATTTCCACAGTTGCGTGTTGGATCCTTCCTGGTGAATGGAAGCACCACCTACCAGATTCGTGAATTGCGTGGAATTGGTTCTGGAAATGATGACGTGAAGCTGGTGACAGGAGGAACTGCAGGGTTCACCATCAGCAAGGTGATGCTGCCAGTCAGTGTTGGAATTCTGCGTGTGGGCTACATGCGTGAATTCCCCAACCCAACAGTGGGGATGGTGATGACCACCAACGATTATGGTGCCAGAAATGAAGTGCATGGTGCCCAGACATATCTGCCCAGAACCACAGCCAAATCTTACAGTGTGCCAATGACCTTGACCAATGAACACAAGGATTTGTTCATGGAAACCTGGGAAGGATTGCGAGGCACACCAGTGGCCACTGATCTGCTTCATGGATTGGACAAAAGGCTGGTTGGCTGGATGACTTGCATGAACCTTCCAGAGTTGACTGCTGAAGCTAGAAGATATAACTATTTCCAAACAAGTTTTGAAATCAGAGAAGTTGGCTAATTTACGCCAAAAAGTACACACGGAGTGAACAGAGATGGCACTTTCCACACTGAAGGTGAACAGAATCACCAGCAGAGCGTTGATCACAAAAATTCAGATTGATAATGACCTGGATCTGAATGGCAACAAAATTCTGAATGTTTCGGAACTAACTTCTGGGAAGGTAATTTCACCAGCAGCCACCACCCTGGAAGCTGGTTTGATGGGCACAGCAGACAAAACCAAGCTGGATAACATTGAAGCGAATGCAGATGTGACCACTGCCACCAATGTGACTGCTGCTGGAGCCATCATGGATGATGATTTCACAGGTGATCCATCCATCACTACTGGCTATTTGAAGAAGACTGGAGTGAATGCCACCACTTCAGATCCAGAATATGCACTGAATGACACAGTAGTGGATGATGATTTCATTGATGGGAAGATCGGGGTTTTGCGTTCAGATGGAACCCAGATCAGCTTTGATAATAACACATATCTGACCACCAATGAGCCAATAGCAGTGACAGGCCACGTGGAAGGAACTGGCAGCAGTTCACTGTCTTTGACCTTAACCACTAGCGCAATCACAGGGCAGACACCATACACCACAGTCAATGGATCAGATGACAGGCTTTTGGTGGCTGTTAGACGTGCAGATGGCACCTATGTTCTGGGACAGGTGGCACCCAGTGCTGTGGGTGGTGGAGGTGGTGGAGGTGGTGGATCTGTAGGAAGTTTCAATTCCGGTCAAGGAATCAACAGAATTGCTGGTGAAACTGGGACAGCAGTGACCTTGCAGCCCAATCAGTTTCTGATTCAGAACCAGCCACTGGTCAAGGGTGACGGAAGCAGCCCTGCAATAGATGGAAATGATGAAGTTCTTTTGAACAGGCCATCCATTGGAATGCTGGCAAAGACTACAATGAACCACCTGGGCACCTGGGTTGTGAACACATTTGGTGGAGGTGGTGGAGGTGGTGGAGGTGGTGGATCAGTCAACGTGACTGGATTGGCCATTGAATTTGATATTGATGGGGATGGAAATTTGACACTGACACACACTGGAGGACTGACCAACAATGAGATTTACATAAACAATAATTCTGAACTTGTGGCTGTGGTGACTTGATGGGTGCCATCGTTATTGATCGCATCATCCCAATCTGGCGTGATGACTGGAACCCGATTGGTGCAGCCAGGGATAAGGTCAAAGGTTCATGATGTTGTGAGTTGGAAGGGTAGCACCTGGATCTGTGTTCAGGAGCACACAGCAGACAATGACCCAAACTATGGGACAGAGCCTGGGGGGATTTATACCAAATATTTGTGGCTGAAGCTGGCTGGTGGGTTGGACTGTGTGACAGGTGGCTGGAATAACTCCACGCTATTCTATGTTGGAAACTGTGTGATTCATGGTGCAGCCAGTTGGCTCTGTAGAATCAAGCATACCAATGAAGTTCCAAATGAATCCCCAGATTTCTGGTTCCCTGCAAGCAAGGCTGCAGTCTATTGGGGTGGTGTTTTTGATGCCACAAAGGACTACGTTGAAGGCAGTGTGGTGCTGTATCAGAATTCTTTATACTACACACTGAGCAATACTTCTGGCTTTCAGCCTACATTTGGGGATGGATTAACTGATTTTCAGATGCTGGTGCAAGGAATTATTGGCTCTGGCAATTATCAATATTTGAGCACCTACACCACAGGGGAACTGGTGCGTGTTCGTGGTGAAACTTCTTCCCCAAAGTTTGGTGGTTCCCTGTGGGTTCAAAGAACCAGGGCTGGCGCAGGCAGTGCCCAAACACCACACAATGATCCAAGCTGGATCAATTTGGCTGCAGGGTTGGATTTTGCGGATGCACCAAGCAACACCACAAGATACTACAAAGGTGATGTTTTAAAATATGGGGATGATATTTGGGTGGCCAATCAAGACTGCATCCTGGGTGATACGCCAGCCATTGATCCAGCCAAGTTTGCCAGAATGGTTGACCAGACCATGCTGGACAAGATTGTGGAATATGACACATCGAACCTTCCCAACAGATTGCGTGTTCGATTCAAGAGGGCAGACAGTTTCATGCCAGCAAATCAGCCAGATTGGTGGAATCTTTATGGCTATCCAAAACCAAGCACAACAACACCAGGAACAGGAAGCACACCCACAACAGGGACAGGGCTGGATCCAGGTGGAACTGACCCAGACCTTCCACCAAAGGATCCAAACGCCACAGGTTCAGTTTTATTCCCAGAAGGTGAAACCACAGTGGATATGCTGCTGATTGGAGGTGGTGGTGCTGGTGCAGATCCTGACTTGATTCATGTGGATGACAATGGAACACCAACCCACATCTGGAGAGGTTGTGGAGGTGGTGGTGCTGGTGGTGCTCTATCTGTTGAAAACTTTCCATTGAATGGGAAATACAAGGTTCAGATCGGCCAGGGTGCCACGCATTGGGACAGGCTTGGTGGAATTACCAAGCTGATAGATAAAGACAATAATACGATTTACAAGGCCACAGGTGGGGGCAGTGGTGGCCACACAGGTTCCAGCAGTGGTGGTGAAAAAGCTTACCCATTCCCCAAGCCAGATGGTGAAGGTGAAATTGGCCAGTGGTGGGCACAATACACCTGTGAACCAATAGCACCAGAGGCTGGTTTTCGTGGTGGACGTGGTGACACCAGTGGCTTCACTGGTGGAGGTGGTGGAGGTGGTGGTGCTGGTAGTGTTGGAAGTGATGCAACCGTGGAAGCTGGAGGTGCTGCAGGTAAGCCAGTGAAGTGGTTGGATGACAAGGAATATGCTGCTGGTGGCCCAGGCTGCAGACAGATCAGATTTGAAGGTGTCCAGACCAGCACAAATCCCTGGTTCCGATATGGTCAAGCCTATGATGACGCACCAGGAAATGGTGGCAAGGGTGCCATGCTTGTAGAGGCTGACTGGTCTATGAAAAAGACAGTTGCAGCAGTCAAGGGTGACAAGCTGGATGATGATGCTGGCAGGCCATTCTGGGGAATGGCTGGTGTCTTTGTCATGCGTTTCAAAACAGGTGCATGTGACATCACTGATGGAGCACTGAAGGCAGTGAAGACCACAGATGACCAGGGGAATACCTACTATTATTTTGGAGAGGATGACGAATTTGAAATCAGAGCCAATGTTGATACAGATCCAAACGCCACAGAGAACACAGGAGTGGCCAACTTTGGTGCTGGTGACATAGATATTCTTTTGGTGGGTGCTGGTGGTTATGGTGGCAACAGATCACTGTTCTATTCACAGCCATTGCTGGACTATCCACATGGTGGTGCTGGTGGTGGTGCTGGTGGTTATGTAAGCATTGAACAGGTGGCACTGTCAGATGGAACCTATCAAGTTTTTGTGGGTGGTTCTGCAGGATGGGATGGAACCAGGAACATGACCAATTCCACCAATCCACTACAAGGTGGTCACACGATCCTGAGAGATTCCACTGGAATCATTGGCATTGCCTATGGTGGTGGTTATCCAGCTTACGTGGGCCATCAAGGAAGTTCTGCTGGTGAAGTTGCCAGCTACCAAAACACAGTCAGGGCACAGCATCAGACAATTGAAGAACCAACAGGCACAAGCACAGGCCCAATGTTTGGGCACAAGGGTGGACGGTCTGCAAATCCAGGTGGCTATACTGGATGGGGCGCTGATTCTGGTGGTGGTGGAGGTGGTGGTGCTGGTGGCCCAGGTGGTGATGCTATTGCTGGCACTCAAGGTGGTGATGCTGGAGCACCCAGGACATGGCTGGATTTAAAGGACTATGCTGCAGGGGGTGCTGGACAATCAGGAAATGGAACATATGGACAGCAATACCCAGACGCACCAGGAAATGGTGGACATGCTTCAACACCAAATAATTCAGCAAGTTCAGCACCAGCACCAGCACAGGATGGAATCTTCATCATACGCTATCAAACTGGAGCCTATTCAATGGCCACAGGGCAAGGACAGCAACCGGAAGACAGGGCTGATGGATACAGTTATTTGGAAATGACTGAAGCTGACACTTTAATCATTTCAAGGCTAATACCGTAAAGGAAGGAGCAGAATGCCAGTTTTGAATCTTGGCAGAGTGCGGCCCGTTTTTCGTGGCGCATTCTCAGAAATGCAAGGTGATCAAGTTTCCAAATATGATGTGGTGACACACTCAGGATCAGCATGGTTCTACATCAGTGACACACCTTCCACAGTTGACACAGATCCAGTCAATGGGAATCATCCTGGCACTGCGAATGATCTGGGATATTGGAAGCATCTGGCAAAAGGGATTGAAGTGGTGGGCAGTTGGTCAGATGGAACCACCTATTTTGAAGGCCAAGTGGTCAGTTTTGGTTCTTCCAGCTTTGTGGCACGTCAGAAGGCACCAGCCAACAATAACCTGGATCCTGCAGCACATCCAAATTACTGGATGGAATTTGCTACTGGCTTTGGAAGATATGGTGGCCCATACGTGTCTACAACTGGATATGGAACTGGTGATATTGTAGTACATGATGGTTCTTGTTATATCGCATCAAAAGCAATTCCACCAGATGGTGGTGGCTCCAGTAGGCCAGATAGAACATTGGATTGGGACATGGTGGCCCAGGGTTTCCACTTTGTTGGTGATTGGGAAGATGCCATCACTACCGTCAATCATTTTGGAATTGGGAGTGTGGTCAAACACAGGGCCAGTGCTTATGTGTGCTCAAACAGGCTTGGAGCATCTAAATCAGACAATCCTGCAACCAGTCCAGCAGTTTGGACACTGCTGACCAAGGGCTTGGCTTTGGGGAATCATACAGACACAGCCTTGCAAGGAATCTGGCAAGCCACGCAGAACTATTATGAAGGGGAACTGGTCAGCTACAAAAATGGAATCTATATTGCCAACAGGGTTGTGACTGCTGGAGAAAGGCCAGGAGAAAATCCAGATCCAAATCTGGAAGGCTGGACTACAGTATTAGCAGTTGATGAACGCTACATCCAACAGAAATCTGTGACAGCAACACGCATACGCTACAGATTCATTGGCTACACTGGTGATGGTGTTTAAGAATGGGAACAGTCCTACGTGATCGTGGGGAATGGCAAAAGGGTGTTACCTATTCAGAATTTGATCGTGTCAATTATCGGGGCACGCTCTATGTCTGCAAGTATCCAGAAGACCACAAGGCTGAACTGGCAAACTTGCCAGCTTCTTACGAAGGGCTTTCACAGTATTGGGTAACATTAACCGATGCACTTGATCAGCTTCCAGAAGTTCAAACGGTTCCAGCCTTCAAGGAAAGACGTGTTCTGAGAATCTGGTTTCCAGATGAAACCTATTTCAAGGGCCAGAACGTATTTTTCCAGTTTGAAATCTGGGAATGTTTGGAAAGGGCAGAGCCAGAAGAATCACCAGAAACACATCCTTGGAAGTGGAAGTCTATTCAAGGAAGTGGTGATGAAGATGCAGATGAAGGATCAAATTCAGAAGGAAAAACCCCACCCTATCCACACTATGAATTTAGTTTTGATTCTGCTTTAGTTTGGGAAATTCAGCACAACTTCAGTTGTCGCAGGTTTTACATTGAAGTCTATGATCAGACAGACAGACAACACTTTGGATGGATCAGAGAAATCAATGATGAAAACATGATCAGCTTGCATTTTAATGAAGAGGTTTCTGGCTATGTGAAGATATGGCCCTTGCAGCCAAAAAACAAAGCACTGAATGACCTGGGGAGCATCCCAACCTGTCAAACAATTCCCATTTATGAGCAGGATGTTGAGGTGGCCAGTGATGAATGGATCATCACCCACACTTTAAATCAAAGAACCATAAAATGTTTGGTGTTTGATGACCAGGACAGACCACACTTTGCATTTCAGAAGTATGTTGTGAACGCTCAAATGGTGAAGCTAAATTTCGTTTATGGCTTCACTGGCTTGGTGCGTTTGATTCCAATGACTTCTTCATAGTTTGAAAAAGTCAAATTCTAGTAACAATCACGCTTGAAGTTTCACGCCAAGTGGATAGAACTTCAATGGGGCACAATGGGGCAAAACTGTGATTTCACAAATAATCTTTCCTAGCTAGGAGAACGAGAATGGCTTCCTATCCATTATATCATGGAATTGAACTGGCCCTTAATGCCCAGATTCACAATCTGGTTTTTGAAACACGTGCAGCAGATCCAGCCAGTGGTGAACTGACTGCTGGCCGCCAGTGGTACAACAGCACAGACAATGTCTTCAGAATGGTTGTCATTGACAGCAATGGAGCACTGGCTGTTCGCACATACACCACAAAAGAAGCTTTAGATGTAGAACGTGCACGCATTGCTTCCCTGGAAAGTGAAACGTTCTACGCTGATGGTCGCAGAGCGATGTCAGGTGATATTGATGCAGCAACCAACACCATCATTAATTTGGCTGCACCTGTCAATGACAGTGACGCAGCAACTAAGCTTTATATTGATGACAAGTTTGCCAGCCTGGGACATGCGTTTGAATACTGTGGCAGCATCACTCCAGGTGCAGATGCCAGCACAGCTTTTGACGCAGATACACTGTCACAGAAGGCTGCTGGTGACTACTACAAGATTGTTGGTGATGGTTATGTGAAGATTGGCTCTGCTGCAGCTTTTTATGTCAACACTGGTGATTCCTTGGTCTGGAACCCAAATGGTGGCCTTGACAAGTTTGACAACACGAATTCTGAAGTCTTTGGAACCACAAACTTCATTGAATTGAGTGGTAGCACAGACACAGGCTTCACAGTTGATGTGGCCCAGGGTTTCAAAGACCGAATGACCACAGTAGAGACACGTGCTGATGACATGGATTCTCTGGTTGCAGCAAGTCAATCATCCACTGGTATTGCTTCTGATGGTTCCTATGTCCCATCTGCTGGATCAAATTACATTGCCACAGCAAACAGTGTTCATGATGCGACTGTCAAACTGGATGCAGCCTTAAAGACCACCAGTGATGCACTTTCTACAGAAACCACCAGAGCCACCAACGCTGAAACGGTTATTGATAACCGTTTAACCACTGTTGAAGATCAGGTTAATGGCAACATTGGTGACAAGAGCAGTTTAACCACTGATGACAAGACCAATCTGGTTGCTGCGATTAATGAGGTTGACGCAGAAAAAGACAGCAACAAGACAGCTTCTGAAGATCGTGACAGCACAATCAGAACTGCCTTGGGTATTGATGCAGTAGGAGCATGGTCAAAAGGTGTGATCAACACCAGTCTGAATCCTGGTGATGTTTCTACAGCTTTGAGCAATGTGGAAACAGCAGTGACTGATGGCCAAGCAAGTCTGAACAATCGTGTGAATGATTTGCTGGCTTCCATTAATGGCAAGATCTACAAGTACACTTCTGCTTCAGCAGCCTTGGCCCATAACTTTGCCCACAACCTGGGAACCACAGATTTGAATGTTCAAGTTTGGGTGCAGGATCCAAGTGGAGCATGGCGTAATGATATTGTTCCAGTGACTGTTGTGGATAACAACAACATTGGATGTTTGTTGACCACAGCCATGAGTGTGAAAATTCTGGTAACAGCAGTAACAGCAGCCACAGCAAATGCTGCTTAATTAACTGATTAACTGGCTCCAGCAATGGAGCCATCACCAGAAAAAGGAGTTCTTAAAATGGCAGAAGTTTACAAAAGTGTAGAGACAGGAGAAGTCACTACAGATCCACGCTTGTTTCCCACCTATCGGGCAGGAAATACAATTCAGTTTCATGGGCATGTAATTATTCCGAATGTTCCAGAAGGTGAAGACTTTCCAGAAAAGGCTTATGACGGTGAAGTTTTAATGAAGCAAGGGCAGATGTGGAACTATGGCACCATGTCTGGCGTGACTGCATGGCACCCAGTTACACCACCCAAAAGTGTGTATGTGCACAATCAAGCAGTGCCTGCAGCCACATGGTATGTGATGCACGGGCTGGACACACAAAGCATCATTGTGACGGTCTATAGTAATGACACAGCAGATGGAAGCTATCGGCTAGTAGCGAATCCACCAGTGGGCTTTACCGATGACAATAATGTTTTTGTTTCTTTCTCCACACCAGTTGGTGGAAGGGCAGTCATCATGTCCCAGGGTGGTGCTCCAAGTGCTTCCCAAACTTTGATTCCAAAGATGCAGGAAGTGTTGGGTGGTGGTGGCTTTGAAAGCTCAGTTGTAGAAGCAAATGATGATGGCACTCCAGCTAAAGTCCGCATGAAAATGACTTATTCACAAGACTACTAACAAGGATCTGAAATGGCTTCAGCACCAGCTATTGAATTAGAAGTTGATTATTTAGTTTACAAAGACAGTTCTGGCGCAGAGGTTGTGCAGTCTGTCAGGGAAATGGCAGCACCAGTTGGTGGAATTCAAGCGTTTGCCATGCCTACGGCACCAGATGGTTGGCTGATCTGTGATGGCTCCAACAATCTGCTTATCAGTGACTTTCCTGCACTTTATGACGCTTTAAGTGCAGACATTGACTGCACTGTAGGCAGTGGCAGCACAGTGGTCACTGTCAATGATGCAATTGGCACAACAAACATGTCAGTAGGTATGGGAGTGCGAGGTGTTGGGGTTCCAGTAGGAACAACGATTGTGCAGATTAATACTGGCAGTACCTTTACCATGAACAATTCAGCAAACGCTAACAACACGGCAGCACTAAGAATCATGTATTGGGGAACAGGCGCAAATCTAAGCACCTTCAAAATCCCAGACATGAGAGCAGAATTTTTACGTGGTTGGGATCAAAACAGAGGTCAAGATACTGGAAGACGGTTTGCTGAATTCCAAGATCATGGTATTCCACGAATGCATGGTGGTTTCAGCAACGATCACGGTCATAATGGTATTGGTGAGCAAAGTCCGGTTACTAGTGGCGAAAGGGTTCTTTATGGTGCTGGCGGAACATCACCTTGGCGACAATCGATTGAACGAGTAAATAATTCCAACAGAATGATGGCTTTTGATTCTAATCGAGTTATTCCAGCCACAAATGACGTAAGACCAAAAAACACATCTGTTCAATACTGCGTGAAATACTGAAAGGTCAACATGATTGGATATATTATTGGAAATGGGAATGCGGTGGTTTTACAAAAGAACCCTTGGCGTGACGAGTATTTGATTCCAGAAGATGTGACATTGGAAAAACCTCCTTCATTTGATGAGGCAAAAGAAACGGTTTCTTTTGCGGATGGGCAATGGAATGTTGCTGAAATCGTAGAGGAAGAAAATTGGCAACCTAACAACAACATCGACCCAATGGAGAACTTCCGAATGGAAAGAGATGCCCTTTTGAAGCAATGTGATTTTAGAGTGCTGCCTGACTATGCAGGATCAGATCAGGAAGCATGGAAATCCTATCGTCAAAAGTTGCGTGACATGCCAGCACAGATTGAATCTGGGACTTTGCCTAAACCTACTTTAGATGCAAATAATCTCCCAACAGAATATCCTAAGTGGCCCACACTTCCATCATGACCAACACTTTTTTCTGGATTGTGTTGGCTTTGCAACCTGGCGAATTTCCAAGCATTCAGATCAATAATTTCATGTCAAGCTGTGGCATGAGTGTGCGAACAGAATTGATGAAAAGTGGCTGGCCACAGTATCCTGCAACACTGCAAGCAGTTCAGCAGTGTTCATGTGTACTGGACAAGATCAGAACAGACCACAGTCATCATGAATATGTGTACTTGAAACCTGCTGAACAGAAAAAGCTTTCACTAAAATATGCTTATGAATGCGTAGGCTTAGAAAAAAAGCAGGAGAATACAGAACCAATCTGACTTTGTTACCTGGGGCACTTTATAAACTGGAATCTAAGAGGCTAAATGGATCCAAATTCCATGATTCCACAAACTGGAGAAGTTGCCATGCAAGGTACTGAAATCATTAGTGTTTTTGCAGATCTAGGGGGCACCTTGGGTGCCTTGGGGTTTGCCAGTTGGTTGTGTGTGTATTTGCTGAAGATGCACGATTCAGAACGCCAGGAAATGAGGAAGGCATTCACGTCAGAGCGTGCCAGGGTGCAGGAAGAACGTGAAAAAGAACGTACTGAATTTGCAGCAGAGCGTCAGCTACATTTGTCAAAAGATTCAGACAATGATGCAGCCATGCGTCAGAGCCTGGAGAAGTCACAAGAGCAGTTGCTTTCAGTAGTTGCAGCAAACCAGCAGCAGATGAAAGAACTTGGTGACATCATGAAGCAGCATTCAACAGATCTGAAGGCACTGATGCTGGAAATCAAGATGGCCATCCACACAAGCTTTGAAAAGATTGAAGACAAGTGGGATGGGGCAGACAGACGGGGAAACGAGGAAAGGCGGACATCATCCACGTCACGTTCCAGAAAACAGGCATAATTCTTTGAACATTAAATATTTCACATCATGGGAATAGATGGAAGACAGAAGGGGTAATCCTGGCAGAAGAAGAAGTGATCCAAGTGCTGAAAGGTTGGTGGATTTAGTCACCCAAGTTCTTGGATCCTTAGAGGGTATTGCTTTGGCTATTGGTGAAGTCAGAAAAGAAATAGCAGAGCAAAACAAGCGGACTGATGGGGGGCATTAGTTCATGTTTTTTTCATGGGGCATTTTTCAAACTCCACCTGGAGCAATTAAATGACAGTGAAATCTTTTGATTTTGAAATAGTGCAGCAGCAAACCCATGACCTGGAAGTTGAATTCTATGATGCAGACAATCTGCCCAGAGCACTAACAGGGTTTGACTTTAAGCTGGACGCAAAGATAAATCCCAACTCACCAGAAACTGTGTTCAGCCTGACCAGTTCATCTGGCCAGATTGCTATTGATGGAACGGACACACACAAGCTTCATCTGTTGATAGATCACAGCATGTCCAAGCAGTTAAGCTTCACCAAAGCCTACTATGATCTGATCCTGTTTGACTCAGGAAAAACCACAGTGGAAGTGATCATGAGTGGCACCGTGACGTTGTCCAAGACCATCACACGTCTTCCATAAAAACCAAGGATCCTGGGCTTTCTTGGCCCAGGTATTCACATCATGGATATAGATCATGGCAATTGTGGAATCATCAGAACATTTTTCCAGGGATGAATTGGCCTGCAGACACACAGATATTTGCTTGATGGAAGAATCTTTCCTTCAGAAGCTTGAAGCTATTCGTGAAGAATATGGAAAGCCCATGCGAATCACCAGTGCGTTCAGAGATGAAACCCATCCAGCCCAGGCCAGAAAATCCAACCCCAAAATGGGCTACCATACAAAGGGAAGAGCAGTGGATGTGCTGATCAGAGGAACTGATGCAGTGATCCTGCTGGAGATTGCTTTGAAGCATGGAATGCGTGGCATTGGAATCAATCAAAAAGGTGGATCTGGGCGTTTTCTTCATTTCGATGACCGTGACGAATATATGATTTGGAGTTACTAATGGTCACAATAGTCACAATCATTTATGTGGCTGCTGTTGCGTGGCCATTCGTGTACTGGATGACCAACTGATGCTGGTGTTTTGGTATCTGTATTTTGCTCTCATAGTTTGGGCAGGAACTACAGACACAATCATTTCACAGCCAGTTCAGTGTGGTCTGTATAATTGCTGAAACGAGGACAACCGAATGGGGCAGAATGAAAACTTGGATTATACTTTTGGCAGGTTTGCTGGTTGGCTGTTCTGATGGTGGAGGAACTAAAGACACAGAAAAGTCACCACCCATCAACATCAACATTTCCAACGTCAATGGGAATGAAATTGAAGTCAGGTTGAGTAGTAAGGAAGCAGGGGATAATGTGACAGTCACCACCACAGTCACACAGTCAGACAATGAAACAGAAGTCGAGTGCACTGTCTTGAGCAGTGACAATGGCTCTGACAATGTGACCTGTCCAGACAATGTAACAGCAGGGCTGAAACTATGGTTGGACTACTAACACCACTGATCAGTTTGGCCACAACATGGTTTGATGGTCAGCAAAAAAAGAGTGAAGCCAAAGTCCAGGCTGAAGTAGCACTCAAACAGGCTGAAGCTGAAGTGTTCAAGCGGAAGGCAACATCAGAAGCTGATTGGGATCTGGAAGCCATGCGTGGTTCCCAGGGTAGTTGGAAAGACGAAGTGCTCCTGGTTGTTTTTCTGGTGCCATTTTTAGCCAGTTTCATTGGGCCACTTCAGCCTTATGTTGTGGCTGGTTTTGGAATCCTGGCAGACACACCAGAATGGTACAGATATTCTCTGGGAGTGATGGTTGCAGCCAGCTTTGGGGTCAGGAATTTCATGAAGGTGATGAAGAGGTAACATGGCAACAGCAGCAGCAACCAAAAACAAGCCAGCCTTGTGGAAGCGGATTGTTGCACAGGTTAAGTCAGAGAATACTGCAGGCACTGGAAGTGGTCGCTGGAGTGCCAGGAAAGCACAGTTGGCAGTGGCCAGATACAAAAAAGCAGGCGGATCCTACAAGGGCCGCAAAAGTGGAAAAAACTCTTTAAGTAGATGGTCAAAACAGAAATGGAGAACTTCAGACGGTTCACCATCCAGATCAAAGGGCAAAGCCACCAAACGCTACTTACCAGACAAAGCCTGGAAGTCGATGTCCGCTTCAGAGAAGCGTTCAGCTAACAGATCCAAGGCTGCTGGTGATCGCAAAGGCAAGGCTGTGGTCAGCCTACCAAAGAAGCTGAAGAAGAAGGTGGCAAGACATCGAAAAGGCTGAATGGAAGTTAGTGGAAGGGCTGTGGTGTTCTGGGCTTGGGGCGTTAAATGCTCAGAAGGCACGTCAGCAGCCTTTTTCCACTGACAGGTGCCTTCAATTGATCTTCAGAAGAAATCCTGCTGAAGCTAGTTCTGAATGATCAAATCCTCCCATTTGAATCTGGTGCTACAGCCAGGAAGTTCATCATCCAAATTTTTTCTGATACTCATTGGCAACTGGCGCATGGCTTGATTTTGAACTGTCTTGATCAGCTTGCCCTTGCTTGAATTCTGCAGCAAATTTTCCTCCACTTCCACATCCACCAGCACACTGGTCTGTTTCACCATTTCCACTGGAACACGTACCTGGATTTTCAAGCGGCCTCCCTGGTTCTGCGATTGTTGTTTTGCGTCTTTGCATCTGCCCACCTGAGATTTCCTGGTTCATAGTTTCCATCATTGTTGATGCGGTCTAATGAATGGCCATCTGGTCTTGGGCCAAGCTTGGTTTCTATCCATGTGACAAAGGCTTCTGCATCATTGAACCACGCAGGATCCATTTGAATGCCACGTCCACCATAGTCTTTGAAGCGTTTGTGATTTGGGTTGGTGGTTATTTGTTTGATCCGATTCCAGATTGAGTACAAACGGTGATATGCTAGGCCATGCTTTGTGGCATACTGCTGACCTTTATGCCTTTCAGAAGTGAGTTCACGTTGTAAGCAGCCACAGCTTTGAGTTTTGCCACTTCTAAGAAGCCTTCCATCTACAACTTTCATGGTTCCACAATCACACTGGCAAAGCCATTTAGCCATACCACGTTTGCTGTTTTCGGCACGTTCCAGAACCACCAATCTGGTGAAGAGTTTTCCAGTTAAGTCTTTTAATGCGCTCATAATTTCAGAAGTAGTTTTGGGTGGGGTAGAAGCAGGACAGCTTGGAAGACGTAGGCAGAAGTGGATGTCACAACATAAACACCCACAAAATCTTCTGTATTGCTTTGGCACAACATGGGTTCCAGATGGCCGATAGCTTGACATCTGGCAGATAAAAAAGCCTTGGCCCTGCTTCCTATCAACCACACCAGGGATTACTGTCAAAAAGAAATGCAGTGATGTGGTCAATTCCTGGTATTCAGATGGTGACTGGTGTGGATCCTTCTGGCACTTCTGCCACTTCTGGGTCAGATGGTGCTTTCAGATCCAGGGTGGCTTGTGCTTCAGCTTCAGCCTGTTGTTTCTTGGCAATTTCAGTGGCTTCTTCCATAGCTTCTTCAATCACTTCTGGTGTGACAGGTTCTGGCTCTGGTTTGGTTTCCACCACGTTCCATGATTGGATCAGTTGTCCAGCCAGTTCTGTGGTGCAGTCCAGAAGCACTTTGTTGTCATTGCCATTCTTGAAGCCAACCATGATTTGAAGCCTTTGAATGCCATTGCCCAGATCTTCAGAATCCACCACAGGATGGTTCTTTTCTGGGTTCACCAGCTTGGGTGCATGTTGAAGGGAAAGCCCTTTCTTCTCCAGTTGTGCTTCATGGGCTGCTTCCAGTGCCAGCAGCAGGTTTTCAGTGTTGATGGTTTTGGTCATTTGGATCCTTTCACCAAGTTTGTGGATCTGGCTGGTCAAAGTTGAACCACCAGCCAATCAGATTCTCATCCATGTCATGCCATCCAGCCCAATGTGGCTTCCCAAAACGGTAGCCATCTGGCTTGTTGGGACTGTTGTCAATCACATCCATCATTTCATCAAACAGAAAAAGGCATTCATCATTGTATTCTTCACCTTCCCTGGCCCAGAAAAGATGATCATGATTCTGGAAAGCTTCCACAGGCACAGGAAAATCATCAGCCTTGATCAACTGAGCCAGTGCCATTGGATGGCAGAACAGCATTTCCTTCAGCAGTGCTGTGAAAACTGTGTAGGCTGAATCTGTTTGGAAGGTGCAGATGATTTTGTTTTCCAGCCCAGAATCCAGATCCAAGTGCTTCATGATATTGCTCTGATGAGCCAGGAAGTCATCCCTGTGGTGCAAGTAAATCTGCAGACCTTTCGTGAATTCTAACATGCTACTTCCAGGGCTAGTGATGGCTGAATTTCTTCCACCTGGAAGCAGTCTTTCAGCATTGCTTCAACAGTGGTGATGGGTCGAAGTCTGGAATCAAAACACAGCTTGTATCCACGCACCTGGAGCAGTCCACGCAATCCTTCCCAGGATGTTCTGCGTATTCTGCGTTTTACTTTCTTGAAGTTCTGGAAGACATCTTCAGCAGTGATTTGCCAAGCACCTTGATGATAAATCAGCAGTGCGTTGTTTGATGGTGGCCAGGATGTTCTTCTGAGTTCCAGCCTGGGTTCTTTGCGTTGTCGATCACCCAAAGAAATCACCAACTTCTTTCCACCCTTCCGTAGAGTATGGCCAGCTTCACGCTCTATCTGCCACATCAATCTGGCCAACAGATCCACGTTCAGCCAGATCCTTTTGTTTGGTTCCACATGTTCTCCAATGGTTTGGGTTTAGTACACAAACCAGATGAAGCGTTCACCCACTTCAAAGGTTGTGCAGGCATCACATGGTTGACGTGATGCTTTCAATGCCCTGGCACTGTCAGCAGATTCCAGGGCACCAAGTAAATTGATTCTCTTCAGTCCACTTTTAATGTTCCTGTCAGCCGATTGCCCACCAGATTGTGCGTGGTGGCAGGCTTTGCACAGCAACAGGTGCTGCTTGACTTTCAGCATAAATAGGTTGCAGCAATTGGCGCATGGCAGCAGAACGCTTCATGTTCCAGTTTTGTTTTGCTCTCCAATGGTTAGAAATCTTTCTTGGTATAATAGTCATCCAATGACTCCAGTGAAGGTTTGGGTTAGTTGTCTATCCACTTCATGTGAATAAAGACCGTGAACGTGACAGTGGGGAGTTGAGAAAACCACTGCATTGTTTCGCCACCACCTGGATTGGGAGGGAGAAACCAAAGGGAGAAGTCATGTCAGAAGGGCAACTTCTGATTCATGAATTGGGTGAAAGTCCAGGTGGTAGTTCTCACGGTCTTCAGTGCCTGCACTCTGAGGTTCTCTGACTTGCCCAGATGAAGAACTAGCAAGCCATCTTCCACCCAGACAACAGCCAGGGCTGGCTGCTCTATGGGTGACACAGTCTGAAGCAGACTATGCACTTCACGTGTATTCATGTCAATCTGTTTCCACCAGATTCATCATCAGATTGTGCTGTTCACACATGTGATGAAGTTGATCCCAATCACCAATGACTCTGACTTTGGTGGTGTTGGTCTTTCTGTCCTGGGTGGCTTTGAGTGCTTGAAATCCATGAACACGTGATAGTGTCAGGATTGCCTGCCAATGCAGTTGGCCATGAATATGAAGCAGTTGCTGTGATTGCATGGTGATCTTCCTGGTGGTGGTTTGGGTTGTGTGCTGGCCCTTAAAATCCCAGCACACTACTTGAAAGGTGGCGTTCCTCAACAACACCATTCAAGGTTCATCAAGAATAACAAATCAGTTCTGATCAATCAAGTCAAATTACTGATTTAATTATTCTTATCATGGTTTTAGGCTGGCACTGCTTCAGCAGTTGTCACACCAAGCTTTTCCAGCTTTTGGGTGTTAGCCAATAAGCTTTCCAGGTGCTTGATTCTGTCCAGCAGCAATTGCTTTTCCTCATTTTCCAGCTTCTTTGTTGAACGCATTCCGCCAATCCCATACAGCAGCCATTGTGTGTTGTAGCCCAGACGTGCAAGGCCAGCCAGCACACTTTTGGGAATATCACGTTCACAGTTAGGGTGAAGAATATTTCCCAGAACCTGTGGGCTGATGCCCAGGGCTTCACACCATGCTGTTTTGGTGTGGTATGGGCTGCTTTCGTAGATTTGCATCAGCCTTTCAATCACTGCTGATCTAAAAGAGATTTTTTGATGTTTCATGGCACGTGTCTCCAGGTTTAGAGTTTCTAGTTGATAAGCTTCCAATTGAAGCATCAGAGCCACCCTGGTGGATGGCCCTTGTGCTTAAATCAGCACTTAACTGAATCATAGAGGTAAGTGGCTGCTTCCTGCAGTTCTTCAGCATACTTGCGTGGAAGATCAAACATCTTGGAATCATCACAGTAAGTGTGGCACAGATGCCCCCAATCTTTTCTGGCCCATCCAATGGTTTCCAGTGGGTAGCTATTCCCATCAATCAGCTTGACCAGGGCAGTGAATCTGGTGCTGCCAGCTTTCTGAAGTTCCAGAATCTTGGCTTCCAGGGCTTCAGCACGTCTGTTTTGCATGAAGTCTTTGGAGTAGTCTGCCCACTCATGGGTTGGCTCCAGCCTTTTGAAGATTCTTGACCACTTCAGCAGATTGGTGACATGTGCGTGCTCACCAGATGCAGTCATAGAACCGGATAGCATCAGATCCACACTGATGACTGTTTCACCTATGCTTTCCATGTAGGCTATTTCACCCACCACAGCTTCATTGATGCTGGTGTAGGTTGGTCTTTCCTCACCCATGCAGTTTTCATCTAGTTCACAGGTCAGTTCTGGTGTGTAGATGGTTGCGTTTTCGGTCTTGCTGGCTGACATGTAGAAAGTGATATATGCGCCCATTGTGTTTCTCCTGGTGGTTGGTTTGGATTAGCTTCATGATTGAAGCATAAGAGCCACCCTGGTGGATGGCCCTTGTGCTTAAATCAAGCTGTGACCTGAGCAATCCACTTTTTTCCATCCTCTTCACCACCAAACCAAACTTGGCCTTTGGCGTTTTTAATATCAACAGTGGTCAGTTTGTAGTTGTTCAGTACCATCCATGCAGCCATTGCCATTCTGAAATCAGAATCCATGTGTGGGCAAAGTACATTCAGTCTTTCTACGAAGAAGTTGAATTTTTCTTTCATTGTCAGTCTCCAGTGTTGGTTGGTTTGGGTCAGTTGCGTTGTGCAACTGAGAATAATTCTATACACGTGGCGTTTAAATAGCAAGAAAAAAAATGAAGTTTTGTGAAAAATTATTCACTGGCTTCAAAAGTCTTCATGATTTCATGCACTTGTTCCACATTCCTGACGATATGATAAATACCACCACCACGTTCAAACTCCTTCTGGAATTCCTTCTGCTTCTCTGTCTGCCTGCCCTTGTCAGTCTTGACTTCCAGAGCCACAGCAGTGCCCTTGAACATTGCCAGGATGTCCGCAAAGCCTGCCATTGAATTTGGTCTGAAGGTGCCATCTTGGAGAG